AGTTAAATAAACATCCTGTGCTCCGTAAGCTACTAATTGAAGAAGACCACCACCCATTCACGCTATATTCTTTATACTATTAGAGGAGAAAAAAAAAAGGATTAATTAATAACACCTATTATATTAAATTACACATTCCAAAGTAATACAAAGTAATACGAAGTAATACAAAGTAATACATAAGTAATATAGTTATATTTAATTAGAATAAGCAAGGCCGCCCATACCGGAAAGGATACGTAGGACATTATAGTTGACAGCATATATATTGATACCATCGTATGTTACTGTGACAGGTGTTGATAGAGTATTTTCTATTCCTGTACGAGTAGTAACCATAAGAGTAGCAGTATCGATACGGGACATATTTAGAGTTCCACTCGGTTGATGATCTTCAGGCTTGAGTGCGAATGAATAAACGTTGATGCCAGGATTGCTTGGGATATTAGTGTGATGTTGATAGGGTTGTACGTATGAGAAGTAAGTTCCATCACGAACGCTGAAACGATCGTTACCGTTAAGCTGAAGAATGGTATCAGCGAAAGGAGATGATGCTGATATTTGGGTAGAGTTAGTATTACCAAAGTTAAAACCAGCCATATAATTGGAAGCAGTAAAGTTAGTAATAGAATTAACACCATTCAAAGAGCGAGGGTATGGCTCAGCAACTAAAGCGGATGTTAGATCAACATTATCAGTATCGGTGTAATTATACCAGCAAGCCTTGCGGGCATAATTGTTAGGCTTAGCGACCCAGATTAGTTCCTTACAGGGGTGATTGAAGTTGAGCTTAACACGGTTAGTGGAACCAGCGTTAAGAGTTTCAGTACCGGTGAATTGAAGTTGTTCAATCAAATACTCGTGCGATAGCTGAGCAAATCGTCGGCGTTCATCAGTATCAAGGAAGATGTAATCAACCCATAGAGACATTTCATTAATATCAGCGACAGTTCCTGAGGTGGTTCCGGGAACATATGCTTCAGTAACAGTAGTTATAGTGCTCTTTAAGTCGATAAGGCATTTTTCCTTAGTTTCGAACTCAATCTTAATCTTGACTTCATGATATTGAAGAGCGATTAAAGGAAGGGCGAGACCGACGTTGCGGCAGAACCAGAATTCAAGAGGTATATATAGGGTGGTATCGTTGAATGAAGTAATATCCTTATCAGCACCAACCATAGTATCATAACCATATCGCTTGCCACGAGGAAGGGAAAGTTCATTCCAGATGTATAGCCAGTCGGAGTAATGCTTATCTATTTGTTGTCCACCAATCTCGATAAGGACTGATTTAACAAGACGGAGACCTATGTAATTGACATATCGTGCTCCGGTACCAGCACCAGCGTTAGTAGCATCTATAGTAATTTTGGGTAAAGTAACTTGAAGATATACACGGTTAATTAAATCGCCATTACGAGATATTTGGCAATTAACAGTCTGTCCGTATCCTACAGTTCCGTTGAAGGTTTGTTGGATAGCCTCAATAGCAAAGTTAGTATGACGACGATATACAACCTTGAAGAAGGTAATTTGAGGATTACCAGTTAAATAAACATCCTGTGCTCCGTAAGCTACTAATTGAAGAAGACCACCACCCATTCACGCTATATTCTTTATACTATTAGAGGAGAAAAAAATATGAATTAAATGTATCTATATGTATTACTTATATTTATTATATAAAAATTAATATTAATTATTCTATTATAACGATGTTCAAAGAAAAATCATCAAAAAAAAAATATATTTCCGACAATAATGAGGTTTTTACTTTAGATGCCATGCACACCAACATTATAAAGAAGTTTGAGCTTACAAATAAAGACAAAGAAAACTACAAGATTTTATTACTGGATTTAGAAGCTCAATCGAACCTTATTATGGAAAATATAGAGGTTAATAAGAATGTCCATGATAGGGAATATGTAAATATTTTGTGGACAAGCAATATTAATATAAGAGAGAAAATTATTGAGCTTAAAAACAATATTAAAGAGTTGGATTCATATAATGAAGTGGAATATTATAAGAATACGAGTTATATATTATTTCAATATTATGATACTGTAGAGAAACAGTCCAAAATAAGTAATACGCATACTTCTATATCGAATGGTATCTGTATTTCTTCAAGTGAATTGTTAAGCAGACAACCGAAGATTTACAAGAATGATTCTAAGAAGAAGAGGTCTTCTGTTTCAGCGACAACAATAAATGTTTTAGATGCTCTTAATAATTTGAATATGGAAAACAATTCAGTTAGCGATATAAATAAGCCTTTACATAAACTTAATAATAGCTTGAATAGCTCGAATAACTTGAACAGTCAGAATAATCCGAGTAATCCGAATATGTTTGATTATTCAAACAGCGTTAAAGAGAATGTAATTGATAAGAGTTCACTTGTTGATAAATACATGTCTATAATAAATAAAAAGTATGTCAGGAATGTTGAAGAGGAGGATATAGAGATATGTAAGAATTGTAAGAATCAAATGACGTGTTTACAGCATGATGCTATAATTATTTGTAATATTTGTGGGTATCAAGAATTGCTGTTGGTAGAGCAGAATAGACCTATATTAAAGCAGAATACAAAGGATACTTCACATTTTAGCTATAAGCGTATTAATCACTTTAGGGAATGGTGTAATCAGGTTCAGGGCAAAGAGAGTACAGATATACCAGATGAGATATTTGAGAAGATTTTAACAGAAATAAAGAAAGAGAAGATTGTGGATACTAAAACAATAACATATAATAAAATGAGGGATATACTCAAACGTCTTAGGATTAATAAATATTATGAGCATATTAATTATATTATAAATAGGATTAACGGGATACCTACACCACAATTTAGCCAAGAGCTTGAGGATAAATTATGTAATATGTTTAGAAATATACAAGCGCCATTCTTGAAACACTGTCCGAAAGACAGGAAAAACTTTCTGTCATATAGCTATGTTTTGTATAAGTTTTTTCAAATATTAGGACTGAATGAATATCTTAAATATTTCCCACTATTAAAAAGTAGAGAGAAGCTATACGTTCAAGACCAAATATGGAAAAAAATATGTTTAGAACTTAATTATGAAATAATACCTTCTTTGTGATATTACATAAATTACCTTATTACTTAAAATCCGTTAGGGAAACCAACCATCCTGAAGCCAGCACCAAGACCAACACCTTGTCTTGCCCCAGCAGAAACTGCAGGTGATAGCAGATCAAGAACAGAGAATGTACAAGCGGCTGTTAAGGCGAGCATCCAAATCTCACTCCAATCTAATTTATTATTAGGTAATATGAGGGCGACAAAAGCAACTATGAGACCTTCGAAAGCATATTTAAGAAGTCTTATAACTACATCCCAGAAATCAATAGAATATTCCATTATTTATTAAATATCTTATTTATACTATTATTATATAATAAAATATTTTAGACTTATTATCAAAAAACATATATAAGATTTATAATATATAATATTATTAGAAAAGATATCATAAAATGTCAGCAGAAGAAAGCACCACAGTCTCGAGCGTTACAAGCGTCAAGGAAGTAGATTATTTGGATGAGGACAAACCGATCCGAGGGCAAAATTTTGTATTGCTATCATTCTTAAGCCCTGAGGATGTTCTTGTGAATAAGGAGGCGTATATGTTCAGTCAGTTTATTAGTAAGTTTAGCAGCGACATGACTAAGCTATTAGATGGTATTTCGACGAAGTATAGCGATTCAAAGGACTTTGTTGAATCTGTTAAGGAGAATAATGCCTTTATCTTTGATCCTAAAGATATGAGCGAACAATATGGATTTTATAAATCTATAAATAACCAAGAACTGGAGACCTCATATCATCGTGATAATAACTTTGCTACTTCTATTAGGGGAATTAAGGTAAGAGGTGTATTTGATACGATTGATGAGGCCAAAAATCGAAGTGAGTTTATCAAGAAGATTGATAACAAGTTTAATATTTATATTGCTCAAGTAGGTTGCTGGTGTCCATGGTCGCCTAATCCGGATTGCTTAGAAAATCAAGAATATGCCGAGACACAACTTAATACTCTAATGAAAGAGTACAAGAAGAATATGAATGACAAGGATATTATCTTTGAGAATAGGAAGGCATCCCTATTTTCTACTGCTGCTACGGATTCAACGACTGATAAACCTCCTTCTGATCTGGAAAATGATGTAGTTCCCGGTACTGAAGCGACAGCTGATGTGGATGTATCAGAAGCAAATCCACCGATTGAATTGTCAGAACTTAAAACCAGTATTGAACAGGTTGATGCGTGGAGTTCACAAAAACTCGGACTTCAATAAATGAGCATTTATTATAGGTTAGGTTGTATATGAATTTAATATTTTTTTCTTATTTCTTTATATTAAGAAATGAAAGCAATAGCAATTTTTTTATTATTTATAGGGTCTATCATGATTATTCAAGGATACTATAATAATAAATCTGTATGTAAAAAAGATAAGGTAGTTGTTAAGTATATACCAAGAAGTATTTATGAGGAACAATTAAAACCCGCAGAAAGTCTTCAGACATTTTATAGAGGTATGTTTGAAGACATTTTATTACACTAATCTGTTTTTTTGTTTATTTTTATCCTCAATATTAGTAAATGGATATATTAAAAGATATTGAAAAAAACATTCTAAATATTAATATGTATAGCAAAGATAACGATCAAGCAAAGTTAAATATAATCAAAAAACAGATTGGCGATTATTTTAAATACAAAAGTGATGAGAATAATGTAATTACACAAAAGATAATAAGATACGAGGAAGAGTACAAAAAGGCACGAGAAATAAATAATTATGAATACGAATTATTTTTACAAAATAAAGAAGAACGATATAATATATATAAAGAAACCAAAGAGCTATCATCATTATATGATTATTTAAATTATAAATACGAAAATCACAAGAGCATCCCTGATATATACACATATGAACATATAAGATTAGAAGAAGATAGAGCAAGCGGTCAAAAGGAAGTAAAAGATACTAATGGGGCTAAAGATGCTAAGGGCATTATTAACAAAGAAAAAGTATGTCCTGAAGGTAAAGTACTAAATCCTATAACAAAAAGGTGTGTTAAAGCTCCAGTTGCTAAGAAGGCTAAAGATGTTAAGAAAGATTTGAAGGAACCTAAGGAACCTAAGGAACCTAAGAAAGCTGTGAAAGTCAAGGAGTGTCCGGAAGGTAAAATCTTAAATCCTGTAACCAATCGATGTATCAAAGATGTTAATTATAAGAAACCTAAGCCTCCTGCGCTACCTGAGCCTTCATGAAAAATTATAAAATAGATAATTATATAGGAGATATTATGGTAAAAAATATTCAAGATAATAGAACATTTAGGATAAACTGGTTTAGCTTCTTCTTCGCTTTTTTATTAGGAGTTATATATGTGTATATTTCTTCGCCACCAATCAGAAGTATTATAAAATATCCTACACCTTACAACGCAAATAAAATAGTATATAAGGATCATAATCACCAGTGCTATAAATATAGCGCAGAGGAGGTTAAGTGTACAGCAACTTCTTTAACACAGCCTATAATATAATGGGATGTTCCAGGGTATATCTATAATTATTTTTTTAAATTTTAATAGATTAGAATAGAAGTTAGATGAGTAAAAAGATAGGGATGGGGACAGGAAAAGCGAAAGATCCTTCGGGTTTAAGAGTTACTATTGACAGATTGTTTTATGATGATACAGGACAAATAATTGTTAGCGCACTATTTGGTCTTGCGTTAGCTCTGCTTTTTAGGCGTATTTGTAAGGATAATTGTGTATTGTATTCGGCACCGGACATTAAAGATATTGAGGAGAATATTTACAATCTTGAAGATACATGCTACAAGTATAAATCATACCCAGTCAAATGTAATGAATTAGATAAACCTTTAGAACCGTATGATATTAATAAAACGCCAGATAATCTAATAAGTGTCCCTGGGTTTTTTGAGAGAACATTTTTTACTTCTACATAAAGCAAAATCCATATTGCGTAATATAATTTATATTGAAAATATTATATATCAATAGATAGAATTATAATAATGTCAACACCTATAAGTACATTACCTATGAAAACGCAACAATCAGGCGCTGCTGGCGGAGCAGGCGATACGAATGACATAAATGACCCAATAGTTCAAGATGTTTTGAATGAATTCCAAGAAGAATTAATGATATCCAAGCAACCTAAATCTTCACAATTCTCTCAAAGTATGCCTCCTCAAATGCCACCTTCACATATGCTACCGCCGCCGCAATATCCTCCATCACCCTATCCATCTATGGCATATCCTCCGCATAGCTCTAATATGAATGGCGGTCATGGCGGTAATAACAATAACAATAGCAAATATGATAATATTTCGTCATATTTAGATACTGATGTGGCAAAAAGAAGTTTGATATTAGTGATATTAGCAGTAATTATATATCATTCTGGTATTATTAATACAGTATATGAAAAGATGCCCGAATATCTACATGAGAATTTAAGTAATTTTGATATATATATAAAATCAGTATCACTATTCTCGATCATTTATGTTCTATCGTTTTTTGAATATATTTAGAATAAAACTTAATGTCCCGCCACGTCCTTAAATCCTTTCCTTAAATCCTTTCCTTAAGTACTGTCATTAAAACCTTCTATAATCGGCGTTAGCAATATTGGCGTTAGCATTAGCATTATTACTTTCTATACTGGTTCTTGTGGAACTTGACGATGATATTAGGTTGAAATTTTTAAGGAGGAAAAAGACGGCTACAAAAAACGTGGTGAATATTACGAATATTGTAATACCAAATAAAATTGCGTATGAAAGAGTATCATAGTTGCTTTTATTAATTACAACGATTGCTATAATAATTATAGCATAAAATAATACAAATAGTGAAAATACTAATATAAATAAATACTGGTTCTTTTCAGAAGTATAATATGCCCATAATAATGTTCCGCATACTACAAGGGTAAGCGTCGAATATCCTAAAATCGTAAATATTTGCTCAACTATTTTATCATTCTCGGAATTTGAAACAAACTGTTCATACATTATTTAAATAATCTCTTAATAATAATCTATATTTTTAATTTGTTTTTATAATTACTTTACTCTAATTATGTGGTATTATATGGTATTATATGATATCGAATGAAAGAGTTCCTAAGTATACGCTATTTGTATCATAGCCACGCATATGTATATTTTTAGTATCTAAACCTTGCGAACCATATACATCCTCATTATATATACCTTTATTAACGCCATGTAATTCATTATTATATTCTGTTGGATTAACAATATTTGATTGTGCCGCCAAAAGGTTCTCTTCTGTTATATAAGGAACAAGCATACCATTAGCATCATTTGTAGACATGGTTTGTTGCGCAAGCTCAGCAATCTGCGCATTCTTATCAGTATGAATATGAGACATATTCATTTCACATTTATCACCGCAATCACAGTCTTTTTTACCGCATCCACAGCTGTTAGTATTGCCACTCTCTATACTATCGCTATTGTCTTCGCTTTCGCTGCTATTGCTGCTATTGCTGACAGAAGTTTTTTGTGGTCGCCGTGGATCACTATCAACGCCAGTAACGCCAGTATCGTTGGAAGTGTTTTTACTTTTGAGTTCGCTTGTATATATTCTAAAATATAGCGATAATAGACAGATTGATAATATGAAACCAAAAATATTGTCAACAAGTAATAAAAATAGCATACAAGTTAAAGCTAAATAAAATTGGATCATGGCGTCTTTAAATAATGCCTTGAAGGGGATCTCTTTAATTATTAAGATTGAGGCTAATAATATTACAGCTAAGGCTCTGAAAGAATTAATAATAATCATAATATAATAATTTTTTATTACTTATCTACTATAATCCATATAAAAAAATGACACTTATATCTATATGTATTTAATATAAATAACTAATAACGATAATGTATTCGATATTATCAAATAATGGTTATGGTATATTAAAGTCTGCTATGAATGAAAAAGATCTCGAGCATTTAAAGAAGGATTTAACTATGGTTCCGAGAGTTAACTTTGACGCAGGAACCGCAAAGAACAAAAACAGTAATTCGACGGAAGATTTAACTTTCCAGTTATATAGTGAGAATGATAAGAGAATTTATATACCTCGATATTACGGTTTACAAAAATATGGTGCGCCTTCTCTATGTAAATTAACGGGTGGTGCGGATATAAATATTAATTTTATTGGGTCTCTTAGAGAAGCACAACAAGAACCTATTAGCAACTTTCTAAAAGCCGCAAAAGATCCTCTAAAAATGGGTGGTATAATATCGGTTCCTTGTGGTTTTGGCAAAACTATTATGAGTTTATATATCGCATGTAGTTTAAAAAAGAAAACAATATTTATAAGTCACAAAGATTTTCTAAATCAGCAATTTTTAGATACCATCAAACAGTTTGCTCCTGACGCAAAAGTCGGGATAATTAAACAGAAGAAGATTGATGTAGTTGGCAAGGATTTTGTGATTGCTTCTCTACAATCTCTTGCGATGCGAGACTATGATGCCAGTATTTTTGATGATATTGGATTTGTTATTATAGACGAAGTTCATCATACAGGTGCTCAAGTATTTTGTAAAGCTTTCAGAAATCTAAACAATCCTGTAATACTTGGGTTATCTGCGACCTTGAATAGGAAAGATGGTATGCGCAAGGTTTTTGAGTATTACATAGGAAAATCAGTATATACTATGAAAAATAAGGAGTTCTGTGATGTGAATGTTCAGGTTCATAAATATTTTGAAACACATGTTGATTATTCGACTGTAAAACTTATGTGGAATGGCAAAGAGAATGGCGCGGGAATGATTAATAATGTTTGTACATTTAAACCACGTACAGAATTTATAATTTCCCTTTTAATGGATATTTTAAGAAAGGAACCAGAGAGACGTGTTCTTATATTAAGCGAGCGCCGAAATCAATTAAAAGATATAGAGAGTTATATTATAGAAAACAAGATTGCTGAAGCTGGTGGTGTACCAGGTTATGGATTTTACGTTGGCGGTATGAAGCAGACGGATCTTGCGATCACCGCTGAAAAGCAAATAATTCTTGCGACATATCAACTTGCTTCTGAGGGCTTTAATGTACCTTCCTTAAATACTATAATATTCGCAAGCCCAATCTCAGATATTCAGCAATCAATAGGGCGTATTCTTAGGGAACCTCCAGAAAAGCGAAAATATACACCACTATGTATTGATATACTTGATGACTTTTCGATATTTAAGAGAAAAGGAGGGGCAAGATTAAAGTTTTATAATAACAATAAATACAAGGTTTCCTTTTACATAGATAATGAAAAAATAGAGAGCGATGAATGTTCTGTTATTGATAATAATAATGGTAATAATGATAATGATGACGATCCTGATAATTCTAAAAGTAAGATCAAGTTTATCGAAGACGAAGACGAATGAAAGACATATATAATATATTATATTATTATAGTAAAAGAATTATGAATTATGAAGCATATTATATCATATTTTTTGTATTTATAGGAATATTAATAATCTTCTATTATTACAACATACATCAGCAGCAACAGCAGCAGCAACGACAGTATCTCCAATATCTTCAGCAGCAGCAAAGTAATAACCAAGTATTAGCAGCAAACAATAAGAATAGAATGAATATGAATGACGACCATCTAAAAATATATGATGATTATTCAAAATATAAAAAAACAAATAATACAGACAGCTATACATATAACATAGATAATGTAGATATACTCAAAGATAATCCCAGTAATAACAATAATAAGCTTGGAAATCCAAATAACGATAATTATGAACCTGAATTAGAAGAGGTATATAACAATACATTAAGAGGTGATAAGAATCATACAAGCAAACCTGATGAAGTTTATGATTATTGTATAAAACCTAATAAGTCTGATTTACCTATCGTAAATCCTCCATTACAATTACTTAAGAATAACGCACCACTAAGGTTGTCTGAGAGACATTTCTTATAGTCTTCTTCAGTCTTTATCTTTACTCTCGAATAAGCCGCATGGAATTGTTGTAATTCGCAGTTATTTCCTCCTTAATTGCGGCAGATACACCATTATATTTTATGAAATTATTAAAGTGTGTGAGAAAACCATTTATTTTTTTATCTGTATCGATTTTATATTTGTATGTGAATGGGTTGATATTAAAATAGCAGTTTAAAGCAGACTGTTTAGAAAGTCGCATGTTCTTCCAAATAGTATCGCAATTGATACACCAATTTCTTTCTGACCTCTTAGGCTTTTTCTCGCCTGTTTCCTGATCTTCTTCTTCGCTATCGCTGTCAGTATCGTAAGTTCTTATTAAATATTTAGAATATTTGCCAACATTATCATAATACACGCTATTTCTGGTATTCGCAAGCATCACAGAAAGATCATAGTATTTCTTGAGATTTTCGTCGCTCTCCAGAACAGCATAAGGCATCACAATATCATATACATATTTGTTATTGTGTGAATGCGTGTCAATCTTCTCAATATATACCTTATCCTTATTACCATCATCATCAAGAACCACAATAAACAATAAATAGTAAGGTTCCCTGTTGTGATGATAATGTAATGCCGAGAACTCAAGCGAATCGGCACAGTGTTCGAAAAATCTCTCATATGTATCTTCGGTTTCAACAGTTTGAACGGTTTCAACAGTATCATGAAGAACAGACATTTCAGAAGTTTTTATGCTACTGGTTGTTTGTTGCTTACTTGTTGTTACTGGTTGTTGTTTGCTGTTGTTTGTTGTTGTAGTATCAAAACGTGTCTTGTAGCAGAGCGCAAGACGAACAATACGGGTTGCGCGTAATTATATATTAAAAAGAAACACTATCAATTTTTATTATTCTAATAGTGGTTTAGCACATTTATATTCTATATCATAAATTAATCCCTCTAAATATCTATGATTTATATGATAGTTAAGTATGTCTATTAAATTATCACGTTCTATTATTTTAGCGTTGGATAAGTTTAATATCCCTCCTATCTGTTGAATAATTTCTACATTCATATATATAATTTGTTTTACAAAATCATAAAAATCTATAATATGATATAATAATTCAGCCAAGCATCTAAACGAAGTCTCTTTTTCTAATATAAAACCATTTTTATTTACACCTTTCGTAATCCTTGTATAATAGCTTGTAGTGAAATAGGTATCGTTAAATAATTCGATTCCTTCGTCATTATCCTTATATATATTATATATGAAAAAGTTGAATATCTCTATCTTATTTATATCTATATCAAGGGGTTTTATGTAATATGATTTGTAATAAAGAGATGTATTGTATATTAAAGAATTGTAAAACCGGTATCCTTCATATTTAACCTTGTAGTTAACATACTTCTCAACAATCTTATCAATACAAGACTTAACAAGGAAATCTGAGTAGTTCAAATTATCTATATAAGGATCTTTCGATAATTCAAGCAACCTATTGAAACACTTTAGATTTATATATTTATAATCATTCTTCATGTCATTTATAATAGATTTATATAGCATCCTATATATAAGTGTCAAAGTATCCTCTGGCAACATATCTAAATATGTAGGCATATCTATACCTATATAACTATATGTAGTATATATAACATATATATCATTTAAATAAATAAATAAATAAAATAAATAAAATAATATATATCATACATATACTAACATGATTATCCGTGTATCAAGTTAAATATCTACTATATAAGGGGCAAATTTCTTTTGTCCCTTGGCGCTCATTACAGAAGTATACAGTATATTGAATATATCTGAGTTCATACCTTTCTTGTTGAGTTCAAGAAGGTTAAAGAAGTTTTTATCATCTTCTTGGCTGATTGAGATTTCATCAACTTTTTCTTCAATCAGCTTGATGTTGTATTCAAGCATCATATTTGTATAATTCTCAAATAACCCTTTAAACATTTTTGATTGTTCATATCCATATCGAATATATAAGACTTCGTAATACTTTGCGATGTCCATGGCATTTGACACATTCATATTTCTTAAATCATTTGGATTTATGGCGTAATACAAATAATATTTACCAGTATCTACCTTTTTAGTCTTGGTGGAAAAGTCTTCCGTAAAATATGCGCTATCTATAAACCAATCTCTTTCTTCTTTGTAAATTGTATGGTTGTATTCTCCAGTATAGCGATAATCAGCATTTATTTTTTCGACAATTTTATTTTTGTTATCTGTAAGAACCAGAGACAGCTCATAATACATCTTCAAATACTTGTGGTTCATAAGCTCTTCGAAGGGAATGATGATATCACCGATGCCTTTAATATCAATATATATCAGATCACGAAACTTGATGAACAGAAAGTACTTAAGATAGAGGATCGTTTTACCGCTTCTTACAGGATTGGTACCTGCGTCAAACACCCCAGAAAATTCCATATCCTTGATGTAATGATAGATATATTGGAGCATCTTTGCTTTGCTTGTTTTAACTAAGAGTTTCACGAGAGAGGCTGTGCTTTTGCTTTGGTTGTACGAGTTTAACGATACAACAGAGTGAAAGGCTTTAATATTAAATAAAGTATTTGTTAATCAATTTTTACATAAATTATAAAAATATTGAACATATCTGGACAGGTATTCTAATATTGAGAATAAAATTGATTGTATATATTGTTTATGATAGTAGGAAGCAACATGAACGAAGAACAACAAAGCGTTGAAATAAAAAAGAAGCTAAAATACATTTTAGATATCTCTAAATGTAATCACAAAATAGAAATATTGAAAGAAGCTAATATAAAGCGTGCGCATATATATTGTAAGATTAATCAATTATCAGGACAAGTTTCGGGGCCTTTGATTGAACACTTTATTAAAGATAAATATTGTATGAAAAAAAATAATGCTTCTCTATGTAATGGTGATTTACAGCTTAACGATATAAACTATGAACTTAAAATATCGAATGGAGGCAAGGAAAATAATAAATTTAACTATGTTCAATTGCGTATGAACCACGATTGTATATATATATTGACTGCGTATTATTTATCACCAGATAATATAGATACTGAAGGCGAACTATTTATATTCAAATTAAAAAAAACAGATATAAAGGAGTTAATAGTAGCATATGGCGGGTATGCTCATGGAACAGTACAACGATTAGGTGAAATCACAAAAGTTGATTTAGATAATCATACAAATGAGAAAGAATATGCGATTCGACCAAAATATGGAGATAAATGCTGGAATGAATTATTAAATTTCAGAGTTGATGAAATCTAAATATTCTTTATATATGTTTACTAATTCAGCACGCCCCATAGAGTTTTGCCTCGCAGTATTTAAACTACCTGAATAGTCTAATAGCGAAAATCTATAAATTAATATATCCTTATCTATATTTGATTTTAACCAGTGCCAACTTTTTGGTCTTAGCATATCCAAAGATTCTGTTTTAATTACGCCAATATTACCACCATATGCCCTGAGAGCAAAGTCAGCATTTAAAGGTGGTGTAGGTTGTCCATTTTCGTCTTTTTCACCTAATTTTAAAAACTCCCAATCGGTGTGTGTTGTAGGTAATTCAATAAACTCACGTACAGTTTCTTTTTTCTCCCATATTTGAAAGCAACATTTAACACTCATTACAGGATAAAAGCAGCATGGGTTATGTGGTAATTCTTCGTCATATATCAAATGGAACCTATTATTAAGCCTATTTTGAACACTTATTTTTCTGAAAGTTCTTGGAATTATAAAGGCTATGACATTTGCCCATTTTGCCGAATGATTAAAGAATTTGATTGCCAAAGAGCTGATCTTACCGAATGGTGGATTACCTATAACTAATATATTTTTATATATTGGATTAGGTTCATAATCAAAGAAATCTTGCTTGATTATATCTTCATTTTCAGGTAATATATCAATTCCAATCTTCTTATTACTTGGTATTTGGTTTAGAAAACTGCCATTACCAGCACTCGGTTCTATAATTAAATCCCACTCAGCTATATCATAAAGTTCACAAACCTTATCTATACATTTTTTAGAATATTCAGGTAATGTATAGAATTTATCAAGTCCTTCTTTTCGAGTATTTCGAGTATCATTCCTAATAACCATATTATTATATAAGTATTCATTATTAATTTCTAAATCATTTTTTATTTATTTTACTATATAAATCTTTTCTTAGAAACCTTTGTCTTTTTGCTGCTTTTGCCGCCCTTAAAAGATCCTATTGCTTTATTTAATTGTTCTATATCGTCAATCATGAGCATTCGTTCAAAATCGATTTCTGCTAATTCCTTACGGCTCTGTAGTGTGTCTTGTCCCACAAGTTTTGCTGCGATAGCCTCTTTGTTTGTTAGATCATTTATATTTGTATTTATTTTATTTTTGAGTTTTTTAAGAAACATTTTTACTTTGAGCTTGTCTATAAAAATAGAAGCTAATTCACTCAGTTCATCGTCATTCATATAAGTTGTAGCGATTCTATAAATAGCCTTGTCTTTCTCTTTTACAAAATTTAATTCTCTTTTCTTTTGTGCTACTGTAGTTGGTTTTCTATTAGCTATCTTTGGTTTTTCACTAAAAGGTTTGACACTATCTATATTAGTTATTTGTTGTCCCGCAACTATATAATATATAATAAGAAGAAAGACAGTTAAATAAGTGGCAGAATATTGGTGATATCCAAGCCCTCTTTGTATATATCTAACAAACTCTGGAATAATTATTCTTAATTTCTCTTTAACATTATTGGCACCTCTGAATGCTAATTGTTTAGCAATTATTGCTGTTTGTTTAGTAGTCTGTGTAATACTATTTACAGTTTTTGGTGCGGTATACAATAATACAGAGTAAAGGTCTGTTAAATTCGTAAGTCCATCAAATTTACGATTACCTATAATTATGAATAGAAAGTGGCATATGAATGGAAGTACAAATTTTATTGTATTTACTTCATTTTTGAGTTTAACAATCTGTCTCTCTATTTCCATATTCTCAATAAAGGTATCAACATCATCATCTTCGGGGCAGTATTCTCTTATATTTGCGTTTAATTGTTCAATATCATTATCAGTAATCTCTCCGCCCTTGGCTATCTTCAATTCTAATTTCAATTTGGCAATTTCACATTTATAATTTATACATTCATCATAATCCTGTGGGATATGAGCAGCTTGTTGACGAGGAGGAGTCTGATTACGAGCCACCGGAGTAGGAGGAGTACGATTACGAGCCGCTGGTGGCGAACGTGATTGTGGAGGCGTCTGATTACGAGGAGTAGGCGGTGTACGATTACGAGCAACATGCGGTGTTTCATAACCTATGTTTTCATATCGAAGTTGTTGTTCGGCTATACTTTGATGACGATAAGCCATGAAGATTTTTAGTGTTTTTCTAATAATCTACAATAAAATAATAGAGACAACCCGAGAGTTATTTATATAATAAAAACCAAAATATTATATTATATTTATAATAGATAACTGATTTAATATAAAGATGAAAAATAAGTCAAATAGTAATTCAAATTCACCAAATAATAAACCCAGAAGATTCGCAAATGTTAAAAATAGCCCACCTATGAAAAGGAAGAGTCCGCAAAATAAAAATGTGAATACTCAACAACCTACATTCATACAACTTACACCTTCTAATAAAAAACCTATAAATGTCCAACAGAATGTATATACGACACCTTCATATCAATATAATATTGACAACAAAACACGTTCAATAAGCCCTAATAATGAGAACAAAACACGTTCAAAAAGCAAGTCAGGAGGATTTGGCACACTCGATCCTCTTCTTGCTGCGGTATTTTTAGCAGGTGTTCGAATGTCTATGAATCAAAAAAATAAGGTTGTATCTTCTCTATCCGCAAAGAAAACTACGAGATCCAAGAGATCTTAATAAATAAACCAAATATAATAATTAATTTTATTATTTTTTACTTAAATATTATACATATCATATTTATCAAAAATGTTTCATATTAACCTATCATGTCATATTACACCTCTTATAGCAATCGCATGCTACTTAGCATATCCTAAGCATATGCGAATTAATCCTTTATTATTACATAGATTCTCTGTTGTTCATAATGGGATTTTAGTGATATTTAGTGCTTGGACATTTGGATCACTATCTTGTATCTTATATAATGAAGGAATTGTATTCAAGACAAATTATTATTTTGAAAATAAACAATTTGATACTATTATTTATTGGTTCTATATTTCAAAGTATTACGAGTTTATTGATACATTCCTTTTGTATCTTAATGGTAAGACTCCAATATTTCTCCAAAAATACCATCATATTGGCGCAGTTATAAGCTGGCATCTCATGTATCAATACAAGGTCGATATGGTATGGATGGCAACTCTCTTAAATAGCGGTGTTCATACTATAATGTATTCCTATTACCTTGGTTGTCTATTGAAAATAAATCAAGTAAGACTTGTCAAGAAATATATAACATCAATTCAATTAGGACAGTTCTTTATATTATATTCAAATTTCTATTTATACAAACCTCCAATCGAGACATGGTTTAATTATAGTATTATCACGTTTTTTGCTACATATGGTGTGGGTATTATAGCGTTATTTAGTAAGTTCTATTATGATAGTTATGTACTTAAGGAAAGGTTGGAGAGGGTACAATTTAAATATTTTTAAGTTAAAAAACTGATTTATCAAAATATAAAAACTCGTATTATATACAGAGTTGTGTATATAATAATGAATGTGCGAGTATTATATGTGAAAGAACCACAAATAAGAATGCCATCTGTTAGAAGTTCGCAACCAACAGATAAGCCACGTAAGAGTTCACCACCAAAAGACGAAAAGTCTAAAAGCATACAACCAAAAGTCTCATCACCAAAGGGTGTTCAAACTAAATCTCCTCTGCTCAAGAGTTCGCCACCAAAAAAAGAAACAGCAGTACACAATAAACCCTATAATAGTAATGTATGTTTCCTATGCGGAAAAGCAGGACACTATGGAAATCAAAGTTCTTGTCATGCTGCTAATAAAGTAAGAAAAGCATATTTTAATTAAAATATAAAAAATATATACATATATAAATTACATTTGCTTTTGTTATTTACTAACAGTCCACAAGGTCAGCCACTAAGTGGTAATATTTTTTGTTATTACCAACAAGATTTTTGTATATCATCATAAGCATGTCGATATTCATATTCTTTTTATCATATAGCGCTACAAGATTTACTATATTTTTCTTATCCTCTAAATCTTTGAAATATGCTGAAAGTTCGTCGATTTCTTCAATCATTTCTTCCATCTTTTTTGTTTGATACTCAATCGCAAGATTATTGTAAGCAAAGCACCTTGTTTCAAAGTCTTCAATATTTGACGAAGACATATAATTCATGTAAAAGATTTCCAAATCTTCAGGTGAGGTGTAATCCATTTTTTCCAAGTCTAATGGATTGATATTGTAATATGTTGCTTTCTCATATATGCCTCTATCTCCATATTGATGAAGTTCATCTCCCACAATAAATGCGTTATCAATCCACCAATATCTTGATGTTTCATATATCAAGTAATCCATGTAGTCGCTACAATATCTAAGTTCTTGTGCGACAAGATTCTTGTCATTTGCCAGCATAAGTGACAGGTTATAGTAATAATTCCAATATTTGTTTTTTTGAAGTTCAGCAAATGGTATAACTATCTCCCCAATTCCTTTAACTTCCACATAGATCTTGTCTTCATATCTGATGAAGAGATGATAGTCGCAATTATTATGCCCTATATCAACAACCCCTGTGAATTCAACATTTGTGAAGGTGTAATAAGCATTCTTCTTGCTTGTCTCAATCGAGCAGTTCATTTTTGCGTTCGTTTGAAGGCTGTTTTGCGTTCGTTTGAAGGCTGTTTTGCTTTCTTTTGAAGGCTGTTTTGCGTTCGTAGAAGGCGGCTATTTGCGTTTAGGAAGCTTTCAGTTAGAAGGCTGTCTTTTGGCAATATCGGCAGTATAAAAGTTTAACATTAGCAATCAATTTTCTAATAATAAAACATAAAATAGAGCATATTGAATTGATATGTATTATGCTTCTAATATCTTAGTGTTTATTTCAAATATGTTTTTATAATCTTCTATTTTATCAATAATATCTGAATATTTCCTTTTTTCTTCAGCACTTATGAGAAAATTATAGATGACCCTTATAACATCTCCATTTACACCTTTTTTGTCATTCAGGGCTACAAGATTAAGAACATTCTTTTTATCTTCAAAGAATGTCGACAGTTCACCAAGTTCTTTCTCCATCAAGTTTGCGTTATAGTCAATAATAAGGTTGGTATAATTAATTATTTTTATTTGAAAATAGTATGCTCTTTCATATCCTAAAAATGTTTTGGTAAACTTATCAATCTGTGTTTCAGTAGAAACCTCCATATTTCTTAAATTGTTTGGATTTATATTATAGTAGCAACAATATCTATCTTTTTGAATCTCCTTGCTATTTGTTATAAAATTCTCAATAAAATAAGCACAATCTATATACCAATCTCTTTTCTCTGTATATACAAAATCAAAATGGTTGTATTCTCTATTACTTATTTTTTCAATAATCATATTTTTGTTTTCAATAAGTAGAAGTGATAATTCATAGTAGATCTTTAAGAATTTGTTTTTATTAAACTCTTCAAAAGACATAATGATATCGCCTACTCCTTTGATATCAATATATATATAGTTATCAAACTTAATGAATAGGAAATATTTGATATATATAATCCGTCCATGTGTAATATCAAACAATCCTGAGAATTCCATGTCAGGAATATAATGATTTTGACATATTGTCATTTCAATCAAATAATCCTTATGGACTTAAATAATTGTTGTTTATCAGTTTTTTTAAATATTAAAATATGAAATGTAATTCATTACAGCAATAATATAAAAAATTGATGAGATCCTTTATATCTTGGAATTCATCTTGATTTACATTTTATATAATAAATATCATGTTATATCTGTTTGTATTCTGTTTGTATATTATTTTTTATGTTTATAATTACAAAAAAATAAAAATTTATAAATTATGTTCTCTTTATTCTAACATCTGAATATTCTGTTCTATTTTTCTTTTACAGTCTTCAATTGTATCAATAATTTTTGAATCTCGCTTCGACGCACTATCAATATAACTGTGGAGTTTCTTTAACATATCTACGTTCAAACCTTTTTTTTCAATCAAGGTAGTAAGATTGGTAACATCCTCTTTATTCTCGAGGAATACCTTGCGTATATCCCTTTCTATTATTTGAATGTAATAGTCGGCAATTAAATTGTCATATTCTGTTTCCTTACGATGTATGTAGTAATCAAATGCTACTTTAAGATATATACAGTAGGTACTACAAAACCCACCTCCCCAAAATATATCCATTTTCCTCGCCTTATTCTTTTTATGAAAGTCATCCAATACTTCTTGCGAAGAATATTCCATATTTTCCAAATCATAAGGATTAATCTTATAATAATAAGAGTCATCATTATCCACCACATTATGTGTGTGTTCCAAACTCTTTGTTCTATCTTTATAAGGTGCATCTATATAGGCACTATCAAACCCCCAGAACCTGTCCTCTCTGTATATATATGGTTCTACATTTGTATATTTTGGCTTTTGAAATATGATATTCTTATTCTTTGAGAACATAAGCGATAGATCATAATAATGTTTTAAATATTCGTTTTTTTGAAGTTCTTCGAATGAAATCACGACATCCCCAACCATAAAAGCATCAACATAGACCTTGTCTCCGCATTTAATAAAGAGATGATAATCCGACATATATCCTCCTAATTGGCCTCCATGACTTTGTAATTCCCATTTAATTACAACTCCTGTGAACTCCATATTTGTAAAGGTATGATGAGCAATTTCTTTGTTATCTGTTGTGGTACTGCTATTCATGTTTATTATACAAGATATGTCTTTTATATTTATATCATTATACAAGGTTCATTTCTATGCTTCTAATATCTGAGCCTTCAGTTCTAACTTATTTTTATTTTTACAGTTTTCTATTTTATCTATAATCCCAGAATATCGCTTGAACCCTTCGCCGCTAACAAGAAAATTAAAGATGATCCTTAGCACATCATCATTCATACCCTCCTTATTATTCAGAGCAACAAGATTGATAACATTCTTTTTATCTTCAAAGAATGTCGATAGTTCATCAAGTTCCTTTTCCATAATGTTTATGTTGTAATCAATTACAAGGTTGTTATATCGAGTATGTATAGATTCAAAGAGACCTCCCCAATATATATCACATTTTCTTTTTATATTTATTTTGTGAAAGTTAGTTAAATCTTCTTCTGAAGAGTATTCCATATTCTCCAATTTATATGGGTTAATCTTGTAATAGCATACATGTACGTTATCAACAACCTTCGAATAACTCGCATCTATAAAAGCAGTCTCAATTACCCAACATCTATTCTCTATGTATATATAGGGTTCTGTGCTTCTATATTTACACCCTTGAATTATATGGATTACATGATTCTTGTTGTTTGTCAGCATAAGAGATAGATCATAGTAATATTTCAAATATCTGTTTTTTTGAAGTTCAGCTAATGATACCACGATTTCCCCTACACTCATAATATCTACATAAACCTTCTCTCCATATCTAATAAAAAGATGATAATCATACACATATGTCTTATCATCGTCACCACCTAAATAGCGTATTTCCCACTTAACAATAACACCAGTCAATTCCACATTTGTAAAGGTATGATAATCATACTCTTTATCTCTTATGATAGATGAATTCATAATATATTAAGTATAATTATTTATAATGATTATCTACATATCATTTTTACAAAATATAAAAAATTATATACACATAAATTACATATATACTAAGCAGTCTAATCAGTCTAAGCAGCCATTATCAAAGCGATGCTTTCTAACTGATTGCAATTTCCTAATTCACTCATAATATTATTGTATTTTTTGTTTTCATCAACACTAACAAGATGATTATAGATGATCATTAGTATATCGCTATTCATTCCCTCTTTATCGTTAAACGTCGCAAGATTAAGGACATTCTTCTTATCTTCAAAGAAGATCGAGAGTTCTTCTAACTCCTTCTCCAGCAAGTTTACATAATAGTCAAATACAAAGTTATAATAATGAATACTCTTTTTATTAAATGTTCTGCTTCTAACCTCATATCTCGTATTATAAATATTTTTAAAGATAATCAAATCTTTTTGCGAAGCATATTTCATATTTTCCAAGTCATAAGGATTAATCTTGTAATAACAATTAAATTCATTATCAACAACCTTCTTTGTTTTGAAATCATATTGTCCATTTATATATTCATAGGTTCCGTCTATATATGATGTATTACATGCCCAATACCTCTTTTCTTGATATATATAAGGGTCGTGAATGCTGCTATTAAATTGAAGATCTTCCATAACAAAACTCTTGTTATTCGTCAACATAAGCGACAAGTCATAGTAATGTTTCCAATACTTGTTTTTTTGTAGTTCAGCAAATGAAATCACAATATCACCAACACATTTAACATCCATATATACTTTGTCGCCGTATCTTATGAATAGATGATAATCATATATATTACTAACAAATGCTGTTGTGGCATCATCATGTTGAGTATAATCAAATACTTGGTATTTATCAAGAACGCCTGAGAACTCGACATTTGCGAAAGTGTGATAAGTGTATAGGTTGTTGCCTCTTTTAGCACTTTTCATCTTATCGACTTTGTTAGTCATCGGCTTGGCTATAAGCTTGGGCATAGGTTTTGGCATAGGCTTGAACATGGTTGCTTTAGGAACGCTTTAAACGTGTTTATCTTTGTTTATAAGATTAAACAGAGCTTAATCAATTTTTATTATAAAAAATATAAAATATATACATATATATATAATCACTAATTATCTTTTACATAAAATTCTTTTTACAATATCTCTTCAAATTTATTTTGAATTAAGTCTGTTTGATGCTCGATAGCAAGGTTATAGTAAATATTCCACATATCCTCAGCTTCATAGTTTGCCATATAAGCCGTTCGAAAATTATGTAAGTCTTCACGAGAAGTATATTCCATATTCACTAAATCATAAGGATTAATCCTGTAATAGCAGTTATCATTATAACTGATAACCATCAAAGTATTGTTGTGAATATCATTCTCAATCAAAGCAGTATTTGTAGACCAAAATCTCACTTCGTTATACAGCTGATATTCGTTATATTCACTACTATATAGAAGATCTTGAACAACCATACTCTTATCATTTGTCAGTTGAAGAGACAGATCATAATAATATTTTAAATTCCTATCCTGCTGTAGTTCAGCGTATGAAATAACAACTTCACTTACATCTTTAACTTCCATATAGACCTTATCTCCATATCTAATAAATAAGTGATACTTATACTGATATGTAAAATCATTATTAACAATCCTAACAAAAGCGGCTGAGAACTCGGCATTTGACAAGGTGTGATAAGCAAACTTGCTATTTGCGTCAATAGTACTATTCATCGTAATCGCATGTCTCTTTTGCTATAGTTGGTTTATCATTTTTTACTGATAAATATAAAAAATAGATAATATATATATACATATATCTCTATATATTTATGGATTTATGCTGCTTATACTCACTCATAGCTATTATTTACATGGACATTAACAATAACAAGTTTAATATAGACATTTGTTAATGATAAGTGTTAATATATCATTATTCATACTATATTTTTTATTAAGAGTTGCTACAAGATTGATGACATCTTTCTTATCTTCAAAGTATGTTGAAAGTTCATTAAGTTCTTTCTCTATCTTCGATACTTGATATTCAGTTGCGATGTTCATGTAAATCTCCGACCTATTTATAAAATATCCAAACCTTATAAAATTTCTGTACTCATAAATCTCGTTGAAAATATCTATATCTTGTGGTGATGCGTATTCCATCTTCTCCACGTCTGCGGGATTGATTTTATAACAGCATACATTTCCACTTGGAATTATCTTGTAGGTATGCTTAAAGTTTTCATCAATATCTAAATCAATATATGCTGTATCTAAAGACCACACTCTATTATTTTCCATATATTCATCATCGTCATTTCCCGTATATTCATATACCTCGTCATAGAAGTTGTTAAATGGCTCGTTCTTTATCTCCTTGTCATTTGCGAGCATCAGCGAGAGGTCATAGTAATATTTCCAATATTTGTTTTTTTGAAGCTCAGCGAATGACATAACAATTTCACCTACATCTTTAACTTCCATATAGACCTTGTCTCCATGTTTGGCGAATAGATGATAGTCGCCACTTATCCCAATACGATGCGTCATCGCATCAGGTTCATTATAAATATAGGCATACGCAACATATATTTCCTGAGAAAATACGCCAGTACATTCAACATTTGCGATTGTTTGATAAGTACTTAAAGAGTTGCTCATCATGGTCTCTTGTTATTGGTAGGTTTTTTGCTATATATTTATATTCAATCTATCTGCTATGAAGGCAATCGACTGGATATATCTCTGTCTTTCATATATAAGGAGTATAATCAATTTTTTATAATAAAAATAAAAAAAATAACAAATATAAAAATATATAACCATACATATTCCTTTAAGTAGCAATAACCGCTTTGCTTACGCAGCTTACGCTGCTTACTCTTTCAATATCAGGGAGTCGCTCTCTTCATTACTTGTAATATATTCGTATTTACTACCAATACTAACAATATTATATATTTTTGTTAAAATATCATCGTTCATACGATATTTAGCATTAAGAGTTGTAAGATTGAGGATCTGCTTTTTATTCTCATTCATTACATATTCCATGGCGATGTTTTTGTAAATCACCGACCTTTTTAGAAAATAACCCATTCTTACATCACTACGACATATATATATTTTTCTAAAGAGTTCCAGACCTTGTCGTGAGGTGTATTCCATTTTATCTATGTCGACAGGATTAACTTTATAATAACCTACATTTCCGCTTGGGATTATCTTGTAATTTTTATTATTATTTGTTTTGTCAATATCTAAATCAATATAGGATGTTTCAAGAGACCATACCCTATTTCCTGAATATTCGTAAATCTCGACATAATCTTTGTTAAATGCTTCATTCTTTATCACTTTATGCTTATCTTTTGCGAGAAGAAGAGACAATTCATAGTAAAACCTCCAATATTTATTCTGCTGAAGTTCCGCAAATGAAATCACAATCTCGCCTACATTTCTAACTTCCATATAGACCTTGTCCCCACTACGGAGAAAGAGGTGATAATCACCTATTATACCGTTGCGATAAACTTTAGAATTAGGAACATTATAAATATAGGAATATGCTTCATATTTTTCCTGACAAAACACACCAGTACATTCAACATTTTCTACTTTGTGGTAAGAAGTTGTCATCGTGTTCGCTTGTCGTTCGCTTGTCGTTCGCTTGTCGTTCGCTTGTCGTTCGCTTCTTGCGATCTATATATTCAATCTATCTGCTATGAAGGCAATTGACTGGATATATCTCTGCTTATATATTTTTAATAAAAGCAATCAATTTTCTAATAATAAAAGTAAAATCAGAACATATATATGCTAATAACATTTAGAATATTTAAAAGTGTAAAAATAAAAAATATATAACATAAATATACTCATATATATTCCTTTAAGTAGCGAGAACCACTCTGCTTACTCTGCTAATATCAGGGCATCGCTTTTTATCTTTATAACTCCGAAAGTTCTTCATACTCTTTTTCCATCTTATTTAGTTGATATTCAATTGCGATTTTCTCGTAAATCACCGATCTACTTGAAAACCACTTCACCCTTTCAAGACCATTCATATAGCCCAGTTCAAAGACTTCCAGTTCTTGCTTGGTGGAGTATTTCATGCCCTCTAAGTCGAATGGGTTGATTTTGTAATAGCAGACATTCCCGCTTGGGATTATTTTGAAGTCTTTCATGTCGCTTTGGTCAATATAGGCAGTATCCAAAGACCACACTCTATCTCCTGTATATACCCTACCTGCTGTATATCCATATATCTGGTCATAGTCCTTGTTAAATGTCTCATTTTTTATCAGTCTATGCATGTCATTTGAGAGCATAAGCGACAAGTCATAATAATATTTCCAATACTTGTTTTTTTGTAGTTCAGCAAACGAAATCACAATCTCGCCGGCATTCCTAACCTCCATATAGACCTTGTCTCCGCTACGCAGAAAGAGGTGATAGTCGCCACGACACGACATATAGTTAGGCGCATTATGGTAGGGTTGCACTTCACGTATTTGCTGCCAAAACACACCAGAACATTCGGTATCTGCGATTGCATGGCAAGTACTTGAAGTGTGGCTCATCGTGCGGTCGCTTGTAGTTTGCTTACGGGTCTGCTTATTGTTTTGCTATATATACTTGATTTGACTTTAGCAAATCTGTATATCTCTATATAAATATTTAGAGATTACAATCATTTTTTTAAATATAAGAATTAAAATATGTCATATTTATGCTGATAATATTTGAGTGTTTATTTCTAATTTGTTTTTACAGTCTGTTAATTTATTAATAATTTTGTTATATCTAAGATTTCCTTCAGAACTGACAAGATATTTATAGATAGTTGTTAGAACATCGCTATTCATTCCTTCTTTATCACTCAGCGCAACAAGATTAATAAGATTTTTTTTATCTTGAAAGATTTCTGAAAGTTCTTCAATCTCTTTTTCCATAATTTTTATGTTATAGTCAATTGCTATGTTATTATAATAATTATACATATTATTAAATACCTTATTTACAATTTCAGGAACATTTAACATATAATTATTATTAAATGTATTCAATTCTTCTTGCGAGCTGTATTCCATATTCACCAAATCATAAGGATTAATCTTATAATAACATTTATTACTGAAATTCTTTATCATCATAACTGAACCATTTGTATTCATTATGTTATTTATTAAGAAACTTGTCTCTGGATATGCTGTATTAAATGACCAGAATCTTTTTTTACCATACTGACCATGTGTATGATGTTCACTATCATCCTTGTTATATTCAATAACAACATTCTTATCCTTGTCATTTGTTAGTAAAAGGGATAGGTCATAATGATGTTTCAAATATTGGTTTTTTTGAAGTTCAGCAAATGAAATTACAATTTCACCAACCCATATAACATCTACATATACCTTGTCTCCATATTTAATATAAAAGTGATAATTACAAATAAACCCATATGGGTTATCAGTCGGCTTTTCGCTTGGAGCATGAACCATAAGATCATAAACACCTGTAAATTCCGCGTTTTCTATAGTATGAACTGTATATTTCTCATATTTGTCAATAATTGCGTTCATTTTGTGTTATATTATTTTTACACCTTTATATGTAGATATAAATATCAATTTTATATGATAAAAATAAAAAAAACATATAACATAAACATATTCCTTTAAGTAGCACAAATATATATAAACATTACGCAGCCAATATCTGGGCGTTTCTTTCTAAGCGCCCGTAATTTCCTATCTTGTTTATAATATCTTTGTATTTTTTGTCTCCATCTGTGCTAACAAGATTATTATAGATAATCATTAGTATATCTCCATTCATATCTTCCTTATCAAGAAGAGTAGTCAGAGTAATAACATTCTTTTTATCTTGGATAATTGTTGAAAGATCTTCCAGTTCTTTCTCCATAATATTTGCGTGATAATCAATCACGAGGTTATTGTATATTACACACATTTTATTAAATCCCTTATTTTTGATTTCAGGACTTGTTATCATGTAATTTCCCTCGAAAATTTCAAGATTTTTCACAGAGGTGTATTCCATATTCTCCAAATCATAGGGGTTAATCTTGTAATAGCAGATATTGCCATAATTCTTTACTGATGTGCTTTTTAAATTCATACTGGTTTCTATGTAGGCTGTATTGAAAGACCAGAACCTCGGTTCTTGATATATCTGTTCATCAAGGTATTCACTACCATACTTGTGATATTGAATAACCATATTTTTGTCCTCGTTGTTTGTAAGCATAAGTGATAGGTCATAATAATACTTCCAATACCTATTCTTCTGAAGTTCAGCGAATGAAATAACGATATCTCCAACACCTTTCACTTCCATATAGACCTTGTCTCCATATCTAATGAAGAAGTGATACCAAGAAATAGAGCCACGAGTATGAGCAAAATTATAAACTAAGTTGTCGTAAACTCCTGTGAATTCAACATTTGAAATTGTGTGAAATGCGTGCTTGCTGCTTGCGTCGATAGTACTGTTCATCTTGTTGCTATAGACTTGGAGTGTATGCTTTTGCTGCTTTTGCTGCTTTTGCTGCTTTTGCTGCTTTTGCTCTAATTCGCTATATATACTGGATTTATATGCTGTTTGGGCAACAAATCGGTATATCTCTACTTATAAATTTTAAAAATTTTCATCAATTTTTTAATAACAAAAATAAAATTAGAACATATTTACATAGCATCATGAAGATGATACCTCCGTCTTAACATCAGGATTGGGGTAAACACCATTATCTGTAGGATAATATACCATACATACATTCTTCTCATCACAATAAATTACTGAAGCTCCAAAATAGATATACTTGCCTTTTACAGGTGTTGTAGCGGCTGTCGACTGCGTCTCATACAACTTCATAATAGTCTGGAACATTATTTTTATTCTTTATTTACATAATATATGCGCTTTATTTTTATATGGGTTTACGGTTTACATTTGTTCAATCTTATCCTTATATCGTTTTAATCTTTCTAATGTTTTATCGGCGTTGTCATTCAATCCAAAAGCAAACTTGGGTAAGTTCAATATTGGTTTGTTTTTTCGATATGGAAAGAATCGTCTACTAATAAACACATCTTCTGATAATTTGTCTTGTAATAATTGTAATGTATCTATTGAAAGCTTATTATATTTATTATTAGAATTAAATATAATAGGCAACTTTAAAACGTCTTCTTCAATTATTGTGAAGATTATATCTCCTAATTTAATAGCTATATATATATTTATACTCCCTATAATTTCTTTTTGTTTGTCTTCCGGTTTTACATCTTCCCACCATTCAAACTCAAGACAATTATCATAATATCTGCTACAATCTACTAATAATGGTCTAATCTCAGAAGATAAATTATAGGTAGGTTTTTTGGTAAAATGTTTAATCTTCTTACATATTTCATCTAAATCATCATCTGTTAATTCAGACCTATTAAAAAAATTAATAGGTTTCTCGCAAACATCTATACATTTTAATATATAATTATATATACTAACAGTATCAAAACGGTAATGATATTCTTGTGTGCCGTTTTTATAAATAATGTCTGAAGTATACTTCTGTTTTTTAGGAGTCATTTCGCTAAACTCCTCTTGTGTATAAGGGTCTATGTCATTCTTATAATAACCTTCAACCTCTTTATAACTGCTACCATTACTATTATTACTATTATTACCACGTTTATTATTCTTCTTATCGCTAATTGTTGTGAATGCCTTCGAATTACCAGAATATTCATTATGATGTATTTTACCTATACTTTTGTAGCTTCCGTAACTCTTTGCTTTTCTATTTGATACATGTAATAATGGTTCATCTTTTTTAAGCCTCTTATAAGCATTCAGAGACAATAATTCTTTGCGTTTTTTAGGCGAATATTTACCTTCATATATGCGATCATATACATCTTTATTAAAAACAAATTTTTTCATCTTTTTATCATCATGTTCTTTCATATTTTCTTCAAATTCTTTTAATTTCCTTTTGTTTGATGAGTTTGCTTCTTCAAATTCTCTTAGTTTCCTTTCATTTGATGACTTTGATTTAGCAGCATTCTTTAAATTGTTTAAACGTATTTTATACATTTGTAAATCTCTTGGAAGTTGTTGTTTTACAGGTATTTGTGGTTCAATCCCTTTATTTATATTATAGGAATCTTTAATAGGTTTGTAGATTGTGTTTTTTCTATTATCCATATATAATTTTAAAATGGTATTGTATATTGATAACAAAGTTTCAAAAACATTACTTGATGGTGATTCATCTTCCATATATTCTTCATTTCCCATATAATTCATTATTTTATTTGAAATATCAATATATTCTATTCTGGTGATCTTTTTTTTATGCTTTATCAATACATCTACTAAATATTCTTTTAATATAATTCTATCATTCTTCTTCTCGGGATTTTCAATATATTCAAGAAAGTAATTAAATGGAATCTTGCTAAATATTTCTTTACAATATTTCATTACATCCATATTAAATTTTATTTTGTCAATTACATCGCTTGTTATTTTTGTTTCTCGTGGTTCTCGCATATATTCCAATATATTTTCTATATCAATACATAGTTTCACTATCAGATTGTGTATAGAAAGTTCACTTTCACTCGTATTTAATAAATAATTTTTGTAGAACTTAAATACATAAAGATACTCATTTGTATAATGAAAGTCAATATATGTTTCTCCCTCATTATATTCAAATTGCGAAGTATTATAAACAGCAAGATCTATATATGTACTTAGTTCGCTTTTAAAAGCAGGGTCATACTGAGATGTTTTTGATTTAATAAAATAGACTATAAAAAGATAGTCATAGTATATCTGATATTTACTATCTTTGCTTCTATCTTTAAATACGCAGGTATGATCTATTGGCAAACTATCTTTTAGTTTATAACAATCTTCGATTGATAATCTCTTGCCTGATGATGATTCCTTTTTTGTTTTAGTATTCAAAATATGTTCAATCAACCCATCCATAATTTGTTTATATACACGTACATATTCACCATTCGGATTAAAAGAAATAGGGATCTCTTTATTCGTGTATGGATTAATTTTTGCTTTTTTTTTCCATTTATTGGCATAATAAATAATCATATCTAAGGGCTTTGGTAATTTTGCTAATCTTATTCTTTCAAAATTAACAGCACACCATTTATATAAAGTCGCATATGATACATCCTTATTTATATATATATATCCCCAAAAAGGACTTGCTATATATGGTTCTCCATCGACATTTTCTTTAATTTCCACAGAATCTAACCATTCGCCTATACGTTGTTTATTTTTGTCTGACAATTTATCTAATATTTCTAACTGTTCTGTTTGATTTAAAGTTAAATAATTATCGTGTTTTTCTTTTGTCATGATTGGTTTATCCTTTTTAGCAAATGCTGTTTTTAATATCTTTAATACATTTGACATATTTAACTTATTCAAAACTATACAATCTATATTTAGAATAGAAAAAAAGGAAAATCAATCATAATAATAAGTTATTTGTTTATTTACAATTTATTTTAGTAGAATGGGTTTTATTTAGGAACAAATATAGCAGGATTTGATGATAACCCTATCCAACTAATTCGATCATTTCTTTTTACAGTTTCTAATTTGCCTTCCTCTTGTATTTTTAATTGATATTTTACTCTATCTTCTAATAAATTAATTGCGTTTGGATTAGATGACAGTATAGACCAATCTATTTTATTATAATTTTCTTTTAATAAGTCAATAGCTCCAATATCACTATTTTTACATAGAGAAGACCAATTTATTTTAGAAGGCAACCTATTATACTCATCTTGTAATAAAGATTTTTCAAAATCTATCCTATCCCTTAATAAATCAATTGCGTTAGGATTTTCAGATAAATAATTCCAATTTAATTTATCCATAGGTATACCATTTCTTAATACATTTTTAACATAAACTAAATCCTTATATGTTTTTATGATTTCTCTTTGTAAATCTTTAGGTAAATCTAATAATAATGCGGTCTTAGTTGTAGTTGTTGTATTTGTTGTCTTAGATTTTGGTGATATTTTACTTGATAACATCCTTGAAACAGTAGCAGTCTTTGAACGCCCGATTTCTTTTAAAGGGATAAATATAGCAGGATTTTTGGACAAAGCATTCCAGTCTATTTTATATTTTGGTGGTAATTTTCTATAATAGTCTGAATTTTCTATGTCTTTATCTTCGTCAATTTTCTTTATAATTAATTTAATTGCTTTTGGGTTACTTGATAATATCTCCCAATCTATTTTGTCTTTATTAACAGTTAATAACTCAATTGCGTTTGTATTAGAACATAGGCTAAACCAACTAACCTTCAAAAATTGTTTCACATTCTGTGCCTCATCCTTTAATTTATTTTCTTCATTTAGGGCAAATTTTATTATTTCGATTGCGTCAGGATTACTTGACAATTTATTCCAGTTAATATATCTTTGAGAAAATTCATGTTTTTGTCTATAAGTTTTTATTGATAGATTTTCTTCATTCTCTACCTTGTCTCTTAGCATATCGATTGCTTCTGGATTTGTATTAGAGCATAAATAAGACCACACTATTTTATTTGGTTTTGCTTTCAATAATTCCATAGCATCTGGATTACATGATAATGCTTGCCAATCTATATTTTCATTATCTATATTTGCCTTTAATATTTCAATCGCATCTGGATTTGTATTTGCTGATAAAGAGTGTAGATTAATACGCCTTCTATTATCCTTTAAAAAATCAATAGCATTTGGATTTCCTGATAAAAAATCATTATCTATTTTTCTCAAAGGAAGCAAATCTTTTACCCAATCTCTTAGTTCATATTTAAGTATTTTTTTATATTTTTTTGCTATTATTCTAAGTATTTTATTAGGTAAATCTGTTAACTTTATTTTTTTATTTGCTTTACTCTCTTGTGATATTGATTTATTTCTTTGTGTTGTGAGAATTTTTAAGAAAGCATCAGATTTTAATTGCTTTGACATTTTAATATAGTATTACTCTCTATATATATCACACTAAAAAAATAAATATCACACTAAAAAATGATAAAAATATATTCTAAACATATAATTAAACTACTTTATAATCATGCTTGCTTTTAGCATGAATTATTTAAATGAACTTCCAGAGGATATACAGGCTATCATATATAAGAAGGTTTATCAGTTTTCTCTCGATACTATAAGAGATAGTAAGGAAGCTAATAACAACTTTAACAAATTAATAGAATATATTAAAAAAGGCAAGGATAGTAATATAAATCCTATAAAAAATCAAGGAATCTGGAACATCATCTTAAGAAGAGATGTAGGCGATCCATATTACAAATATTTTGAATATTATTCAGATATTGATACTGACTTCCTTATACTTAATAAATCTACTATGATCAGATATGATCCCTCGTATTCTACTATTAAATACATAGAGTTCTCAATATATCCCATACAAGACAGAATACCCTCCGCAAATTATAATTATATAAAGAATACTTTTGAGCAATACATTCATATATTCTTAAGTATCAGGCATTTTAATAGGATTAATGGTAATAGTAATGATGATACCGACGATGATGATAAAAATAATGAATATAGAAATCTCAAGGATATCCAGTTATTGAATGACAAAATAATTGTGGAGTTTCGAGATACATATAAATTTAGATGCTATATTGATATTTATAACAATATATTAGAAACATATAACTTCCTTGTATGTATATTAGACATATTATCTATGTTTAATAATACTATGTATCCTGAATACAACCTGGACTACATGAATAACCTTCTCGATTTACGAGATTGGTTTAAGTATAACGCATTTTTCAACGGATTTGTAATGAATGGCAAAGGGGATACTATAAGGCCTTTCTTTAACTCATAAGGTCATAAGGTGTATAATATATACATATTTTTACATACCCGGTTTAATTTAATTATATTATAAAGGGTAACACTAATGATATAATCACATACAAATACCATGTTATTTAGCAATTATAAGGAAATAAATAGATAAGTATATGTAAAAATTTATAAAAATCAAGCTATTTATTAGTAAACGTTTAAGTTAACAGAATAATTGACGATGATATCCTTATTCACCAAGAATTACCTATATGAACTACCTGAGGATATCCTTGTCCTTATATACAAAAAGGCATTTAAGGAGACTCTAAACAGTCTTACGGATATGCGAGAAGCAATCGACAATTACGACAGATTGGTTGCGTATATCAAGAGTAATCATTTTAACCCATATAAAACGAGTGCTGTATGGAGTATAATGCTTTGCTATAGAAAAGAATTGGGTGATCCTTATTATAAATATTTCTTATATTACGCAGATAGTGAAACAGATTTATTGCGACTTAATAAACAAAAGATGATTAAACATGAACCAACATATTCTTCTATAAAATACTTGGATTTCACAATCTATCCTATACAAGATAGAATATCTACTGATAGTTATATAAGTATAAAAAAATTATTAGAAGAATATACAGATATTTTCCTTAGTAATTATTCCGAAAAATACTCTAATATTAAAAAAATAGAATTATTTGACGACAAAATACGAATAGAATATAAAGATTCGCATATATTCAGATGTTCAGTAGATATATACAATAATATCTTGGAATCATATAATTTTATGATCTGTATTTTTCATATTCTTTACATGTATAATAATTTATATCCAAGATATAACTTGGAATTCATGAATGACCTTGATGACTTAAGGGAATGGTTCGAATATAACTCGTTCTTTTGCGGTTTTACACTTAATGAAACAGGCAATTCAATTATACCCTCCTTTCATTCCGCAAGGTATATTTAGATGGATTGATAAAAAAATACAAGGTTTGTATAATTTGTCAATCTATTTCATATATTTACAAAAAATGATTAACTATCCTTAATCTTATATACTAAAGCAATAAACTATGGAACTTTCCGTCTTTACCTACTGGAAGACTTCGATGACCGATATGCCCTATAATATGTCCTCTCGCTTCAAGGAGATTATATTCATAAAATTTGACAACATGGTATATATTGAAGCTACAATCGTAGGAGTAGGAGGTGGAAATACTATCAATATGCCTTATGACGTGCTTATGACACATAAGTATCTTAAACCATATTATGAGTTATCACGCAAAGCAATCGGAAAGCCAAACCTTGACCCAAAGTATTTCAGTTGCGAAGACCCTGAAAAGTGTCAAATGAAAACAAACGATATGTTTGTAGATACTATGTATATTGTAGAAGATATTATGGCAAACACAATAGAAGCAAAGAAGGGCAACAGCTATCAAAGATTTGATTTAGAAAAAATGAAAGACGCAAAGGTAGCAACAGGTGCTGAAATCATGGAGTTTAACACAATATTTAAGGAAAAATACTTGTATGACCGTGATGAAGATGAAGACTTCGATGATAGAATCGCAATCTACACAGCTCTTGTGGATAAATTGTAAAAATAAAATAGAGATAGCTTAGATAATATATGAGTGATTTATATATATGTGTTTATGTATTTTTTTATGTTTAATTACAATATTGACTGATTAGAGAGTAAATATAGAAGGATTTATAGATAATTCATTCCAGTCAATCTTTTCTTGCCATTTTAATCTCATATATCTATTTTCTGGTATATTATTCTCATATATTATTTTTTTCTTTAATAATTCGATTGCGTTAGGGTTTTTAGATACCTCAACCCAATTTATTTTATCACTTATACTTAAAATATCATATGTATGATGTGAAAAATTATTTTCAACTTCCATCCTTTTATCTAATATTTCGATTGCTTTTGAATTTGAATTACTTGATAATCTTGGCCAATTAATCTTTTTAGGATTTGCTTCTAAAATAGCAAATGCCCTTTGATTCGGATTACCAGACAATATATTCCAATTTATAATATCAGGTTCTGTCATCATTTTTTCTTCTAATAATTTTATTGCTTCTGTAGATTGATTACCACATAGTTCGCACCAATCAATTTTCACATAATTTGCTTTTAATATTTTAATAGCCTTTGAATTTTTTGATAATATTTGCCAAAATCTATTCCAATTTATAGTATATCTTGAATTTTCAATCAAAAGATTCTCTTCTATTAATTTCATCGCTTCAGGTGTTTCATTTGCTGCTAAATTTTCAAAATTTATATGCCCAGGGTTTACTTTAATTTCTTCTTCTAATAATTTCATCGCATTTGGATCTGTATTAAAGCATAAATATGCCCAAACTATTTTGTCACGATTTGTTTTCAATATTTTTGTTGCTTTTGGATTTCTTGATAATTCTGTCCATTTTATTCTTGCGTCAGGATTAACCTTTATTTCTTCTTTTAATAATTCGATTGCTACAGGATTTGTATTACTAGACATCCAATAATAATCTATATTTATGTTATTCTCCATTAGAAAATACAGGGCATTTTTGTTTTTAAATAAAAGCTTGGGAAAATCAAGTAAACTATGTGCTGGTATTCCATGTACTAATTTATATTTTTCTAATTTATATTTTGATTTATACAAAGATTTTAAACTATTATGAGTAATATTTTCTATAATATGATCTGGTAAATTCATTATTGTTAGTGCTTTCATTTTCATCTCATGAGGCAAAACTGGTAATACATCTTTCATAGGAGATGTCTTAGCCTTCATCTTCTCCTGCTTGGTATTTTTTGATAAATCTACATAATTATTTACGACTTCCATGTTTTTACAAATAGCAGTTAGGCTAACTACATCAGTATTAAGTACCTTTGCTATCATCTTTTTAAGGATTTTGTTTTTACACATTAGCATATAATCTTCTATAGAAAGCCTAAGCTTCGCATTATTAGCGTGTGTCTTATTGACATGTAGAGCACTTCTTAAATTCATTATTGGTGGCGACTGCGGCGTTTTTTTCTTATTTGTTATTACAACAAATGACGTATTTGCTCTTGAATTTATAACTGAATTTCTTTTTCTTTCTAAACGTTCTAAAATACTTTGCATTTCTAATAATATAAAAATATAATAATATGTATTATGTAATAAATATGTAAATAACACATGAAACCACTTTGTAGTTTGATTGAATGACAAATATAATATAAAAAGAAAGATTATTATTATTAAATATGAGTATTTTAAATAAACAAGAATTACTTAGAAGAACTGAAGAGTTTGCTAAGGATTATATGAAAACCTATGATGATTCACATAGTTTCGAGCATGTTGTAAGGGTTAAAAACATGGCTACTAAAATCGCATTATCAGAAAATTTAAGTGAAGAACAAATATTTATAATTCAATTAGCAGCATTAACCCACGATATTAATGATAGTAAATACAAAGATGTTGATATTGATGAAACTCAGCAAAATATACTTAGAAAATTCTTTGATAATTTAATTGAAGACAAGGATATATTAGAAACTATTATAAATATCTCATGTAATGTAAGTTTATCAGTAGAGTTATTTAATAATTATAACTATAATCTTTGTAATAACTGTATAGAATTAGATTGTATTAGAGATGCTGACCGTATTGATTCTTTAGGTTCTATAGGAATATCAAGATATTTTACATATGGTATTATAAAAAAAAATAGTAATATTAATGATATAATAGACAATATCGAAAAACGCACAAGTAAAATAATGAATAGCATAAAAACCAATATGGGAAAAAACATTAGTTATGAAAAATATAAAATAATTAAAATGTTTATTGATGACTATTATAACACTATGCAAGTTTCAAGTATATAACAAATAATTATAATTGCTTAAGGAATATTTTGTGATATGTTTCAGGATTTATTTCTTTAACATTCTCTAAATTACGATGAAAATATGTGCCTAAAATTCTTTCATAAGAACATGAAATATCCTTATTATTACATATTAAATCTAGAATTCCCTTTTCAATCATATTATCCATAAATCCCTTATTACAATAAAAACAATTCCATAAAACTAATGGTTCTTCATTCCGATCTGTCATATCTATAAAATTCAAATATTTTTTAATAATATGTTCTATATTTACCCCATCATTATTAAGAGACTGCGCATTTGTTTTTTTGAAAACTATAGCATCATCCTTGGTATCATCAAGTTCTTCCGTTATCTTATTATTAAAATACATAGTCCCTTGAACGCATATATATTTATCTGCTCGAAAATATTTTAATGCCAAATTATATGCGCCTATTTCGTATCTATAAAGGTTTGAATTATTTTTTATTATATATATATTCAAAGATTTTGCCAAATCATACCATTCTACATTTTTAGATTTATTATCTATAATAACTATTGTCTCATTTTTATAAATATTCCTAAATTGTGCTATACAACTTTTCAAAACATTCAATTTATACACATCATTCTCTATGTAGACAGCAACAATTATTAATAACCCCTTTATATATACAGGTTTATTCTCGTCTAAAAAATTAAGATACTCTTTATATTCGCTTACAGTCCCACAATCCCAATATTGTCCGTTAATAATTTCGTATGGAATTTTTATAGAATTATTTAGTGCAAGTTTCATAGAGTATCCTAAATGTAGATCGTCAATTTTAATATAATTCTCAAACTCTTTTTTGAAAATTATAGCTCCCCATCCATAATTATAATCACAATCCTTATTCTTATCAATAATGTCAATAATATGATTATCGTCTATATTACATAATCCGATCTTTTCTCTTTGTGTATCTCTTATATTCCATAAATAACTGCCTATAATTATATCATTATTGTAGGATACTTTCTTAATTAAAGTATCTGAAATATAATCAACATGTGTATCAGGCATTCCCATAATTGCTAAATCATAATCTTCGTTTTCTACCATCTTCAATATTGTTTCATTCATAGTTGAAGTATTCTGAATAATCTTAATAATTATTATGTGTTTGTGATCACTTAATTGTGTATTAATAATATGCTCTATAAATGAATTATTTGATACAGAAGAACCAATAATAATTTTATCACATCCCTTTTCAATCATTAACATACACCAATTACTCAATAAAGATAGATTCTTATTTTTAAGAGGCAAAATAAACTTTGGGATATTGAAAATTCTACTTGCGGTTCCGCCACAAGCAATCAAGCCTAACATACTTTTTATAACGTATAATCTATAACATTATAAGAATATTAAAAATGAATTATATACGAATACGAAGATATAATTATACTTACAGTTTACTAATAAGTAAATATAGAAGGATTTGAAGATAAAAAGTGCCAGTTCAGTTTATTATAATTAGTTATTTCATTATATTTTTTCTTTGGTAATTTTTCTTCAAATTCTATTCTTTCTCTTAATAATTCGCCAGCATTTGGATTTTCTGAGAAAATAGACCATACTATTTTGTCCTTATTTTTATTTAATATTTTGATTGCTTCTGGATTTCCTGATAGAGAATACCAATATATATTTTGTGGTCTAACTTTTAATTCCTCTTCTAATAATTTAATCGCTTTTGGATTTTTTCCTAATTGAACCCAATCTATTTTATCCCGATTCGCTTCTAATAAGTGAATTGCTTCAGGATTTCTTGATAATACCCACCAATTTATCTTTTCAATCGGTTCTAAACTATCATATGCCTTTTCTGATAATTTATTCTCTTCATCTATCTTTCTCCTTATTAAATCGATTGCGTTGACATTTACTGATAAGGAAGTCCAATCTATTATATAACCAATCTTTTTTAATTTATTATATTCTCGTCGATCGTTTTGCTTTAAACCCTTCTCATCTTCCCACTTTTTCTCTAATAAACTTATGGCTTTTGGATTCTTTGATAATTCTGTCCAATTTATTTTTTCATAATGTTTTAGACGTTTAAATTCACGTTCCTCTAAATCAAACTCTTCACTTTCTTTTTGTATTAGCATTTCAATCGCTTTAGGATTTGTATTTGCTGATAAAATATGCCACTCAATCTTGTTGTAATTTTCAGGTAATTTTAAAAAATCGATTGCTGCCGTAGATGTATTTGCTGACATTTCTTCCCAATCTATACCACCACCACTACTACTATTATCATTTCCTGTTGCTAATCGAATTTCTTCAATTATTTTGATAGCTCTTGGGTTTGTATTACCTGAAAAAAAGACATCCTTATTTTATCCCTATGCTTGTCTAATATATCGATTGCGTATTTATTTTTTGATAGTGCTCGCCAATTTATATCAGGATTATTTGGTCTAAGATTTATTTCTTCAGCTATTAATTCCATAGCTCTTGGGTTTGTATTTTCACATAATTTAGAATAATTTATGTATTTCTTATTTTGAGGCAAACTTAAGAAGTCGATAGCATTTGGATTAAGAGAAACAAACTCTAATTTTAGTTTGTGACGAGGTATCCATTCATATAACTTGTATTTAAGCAAAGATTTATAATTTATTAAAGTAAATTTTCTAATAATATCATCTGGTAAATCTCTTATTGATATTTTAGGTAATACACCTTTAAATTTATTAGGATTCTTTGTAGCTGTTTTTGTAGGAGTCTTGGAAGGAGTCTTGGAAGGAGTCTTGGAAGGAGTCTTGGAAGGAGTCTTGGAAGGAGTCTTAGGAGACGATTTTGAAGATGACTTAGGTTTTGGCGGCGACTTATTTTTATTTGTTATTATTCTATACATTAGATCTGCTCTTTGATTTTTAACATGTTCTTCACGTGTTGTGTATGTTGGCAATAAAGAAGGCATGTTCTAATATACAGACATATATAAATAAAAAATAAAGGATATTATAAATAAAATATTATGTAATTTATTTTTTATAAATAATAGTTAGTTAAGTATATTAAAAAAATATAAAAAGGATGTCTAATATTACGTCGAACAATCAACCTGATCCGCAGCAAAAACCCAAGCCATTCCCTTTCAATACTTGTGAGGTCAGAGGTGAGATAGCTGATCAGCCCTATTCAGCTTCTATAAATATCTTGTCATGCCTTATACTGCTCTATTTATTATCACAAGCTAAACATATAGAAATTCAGTTTTTCATCTTATCCTTATTTATATTTCAAGCATACCACGCATATTCACATTTATTCTGGAGCAAGAATGAGAATAGTCTTGAGCATGTATATATTATTCACGCAATCTCATATATTATAATAGTCGCACTAATTATCGCAATCTCATTTATTAGCGGAGAGCCTCCTAACATCCCTATAATAATTACAGCAATTATGGTTGACTTCTATATATTTATGAAATATGTAGGTACAGTATATAACGCAGCTTCAGGAATAAACGTTTGGATCATAGTGCTTATTACGGGATTATGGAATATTAAATTGCCAATAGTCGTTTCAAGACTTCTCCCAATATTGATAATGTTATTTGCTGTTGTCATAGCGCTTCTTTTTAATGAGAGATACAATTGCGATGCTATGATGAATGCTTATGTGTTTCCTTATCATATTGCTGTAGAGATAATGGGACTTATAATATCATCGCTCTTTGCCTATATATTTCTATTGTTGGAGTTAGAGAAGATAAAAAAATGATAGTATAAGGTTGTTGATCTATATAACAACTAATATGAGGAACTATAATGAAGATGATGCTGAAATTAATGTCGAGTTTGAGAAACTGAATAATGCGAAGATGGTTGATAAGACGGTCGAAAATAGCATAGAGCCAGTACATAATGTTCCTCAGCAATTCTTTAATATTACAAACAAAATCATAGATAAGATACATGATGATAAGTATTTAATAAAAATTAGTTTTAGAGAGCTTATGGCTTACGCAACACCTATTGTATTTAATAGAGATTTAGATGACGATAAAATAAATGAGCTATATACATCTATAGTTGATGGTTATATGATCCCTTTCACAATCGATGCGATTTATGATAGAAAGAGTAAGATTGATGAGAAGATAATTAAGATCATTAATGGAAACCATAGACATGGAGCAATCTCAAAATATATAACAGCACACGACAAGCATTTTAGCTGCGATTACAAGGTATATCTATGGATATATACTGTAGATGATTGCGAGACCACAAACGTTAGACAAAGTATTGAATTATATACTAAAATCAACAATCATCTACCTTTCAAGGAACCTATTATTGTTGATGTTAATGTTATGGCATTTCTTGATAAGCTTTGTAGCGTAAAGAGATTTAAGGGAAAAGCCATTTTGGCAAATAAGTGTGAAATTAGCAGACAACCCAAAATAAATAAAAAAGAAGTGTTTAATCTTCTAAATACAAATAAGGATATACTTGAAATTTTCTTAACAAAATACTCTGTAAATAAAAATAACTTAATTATTACAGACGATATCCTTTCGCAATTTATTGAGAATATTACTGAAATTAATCATAGGATATCACTTAAGGGTATCTATAACCTATATAGTGATAATCAATTAGCACTAAATAAAGGATATTATGAACAAGCTGTTGAGATTGGTTTCTTCTTAAACCTTAAAAAATCTAACTACCCTAAGGAAGTCTGGATTAAATATCTATGCGACCCTACTGCTATCTAATATGCTAACCTTTGCTAACCTTTGCTAACCTATAACTTTCGCAACCTTAGTAAACATGTAAGCAAATACATATATTAGATATATAATTATAAGGGCTATTACGCATATAAATTTTAATATTTTAAGATTGTTTGTTAGAAAATCTAAGAACATTTCAAATCTATCTTTTTTATATACCCTAACAATATCTCTGTTATTGTCATCGTTGCGGCGACTTGGAGAATGACTTCTCACATTTTTATTAACTGCGTACTTTTTTGTACGCTTATCTATGGGGTGTGCGTATTGAAATGCTAAGGACATTACATCGCTAACGCCAGTCAACGCATTTGATTTCTCGAATTCCTTATATCGTTCTTCGTGAATGCTCTGTAATTTATTCTCTAAGTTTATTTTCTGCTTAATAAGCCTAATGAGTTTCAGTTGTTGTCCTTTAACATATTCTTCATATTGATATGCGTTGTTGATATTTTGCGAAGACAATTCGCCAACATACTGTTGCTGATTGTCGATAATACGAGAGATATTGGCAATTTCGTTTTCAATCAGAGAATAATCTGTGCAAGAATTCATGTTCAGTATAGGTTTGTTTGTTATTTTATTGCTGGTTTGCTTGTCGATTTGCTCAGGTTCTTAAACAAAAATAAGATACATTTAATCAATTTTTATAGTAATATTAAAAAATAATAACATATATAAACAACATTATTATAATATAAAAAATATATATCACATACATTACTATATATTTTTAATATAGATCACATATATTACTATACTTTGCTATATATCTTATTCATCATCATCATCATCCTCTTCTTGTTTATATGCGATACCATTCCATCCCTTAGCCTCATAAGGTTTATTAAGTAGTTTTTCTATGTATGCCTTCAGCTGATTGCGGTCTGGGCATTTCTTACCTTTAACCACATTCGATATGCTCCATAATCTGAAGTCCGTATATAGTTTTGCGATTGTAATACGAGGTTCTTTGATCTGTGGATCAATAATAATTCTTTCATTAACAAATTGACCAACAATATCATTATTCTGCTTATAACTCTCAGTAGCGACACGAACTTCACTTGGTTCCGCAATCGCCATAGGATTAATATGCTTATGTCTGTCAATCAACATACTTATAAATATCTCCTTCCATCTTTCGAATTTGTCAGAAAGCTCCAAATCCATATAAAATTCGGTAGGCTTATTGATATCTGGTGTCTCCGTAAATTTACTTGAGAAATTACATACTTTGATACGTCTCCATGTTCCTCCATCATCGCTGGGAATCTCTGGCAATTCATTACATGTTAAAATCATCTTGAATTGTGGCTTAAATTCATAAGGTTCCTTAAATAGCGTTCTTACTAAAATGCGATCTTGTCCTGACAATTCTTTCATCAGTCCAATATTCAGTCTATCATTCTCACTCGGCTCTTGCATCACAGCAAAGCGCCTACCCTTAGTTCTCTCTAATTCACTCTGAGCAGCATTACTCGCGGCACGCTTTTGCGTTAACAGGGCAATAGGCATGATACAGTAATATTCACCAATCGATTTTTGAATTAAATCTAAGAGCCTTGATTTACCATTACTGCCTTGTCCTGTAAATATATAGAAACGTTCTTGAGCGATGCTCCCATCTATAATACATGCTAATACATCCATAACATAATTTCTCAGATTTTTATTAGTAAATATCTTCGAAAAGAACTCATTAATTTCTGCTACTTCTGGTAATTCGCTATTGTAATTAATGTAATTTAGCTTGGTACTTAGCAGAATATAATCATCAGGCATTCCATCACGAAACATATGCATCTTTAAATCATATACACCATTATCAAAGCCAATCAAATGTGAGCGACTATCAAGCAGTTCCTCAAATTTCTCATCGATGAAAAGCGTACGACATTCTTTCATAATCGAGTCCTTAAAACGTGAGTCCTTTAATTTTGTAGCAATCTTTAAGCATTTCTTACTACGCTCGTCATTAATTGCTTTTAATGTAGGATCTTCTGTATACTCGTTAAAATAATTTGAACGTTCCATGTATTTCTTACAGATGTCTGTGCTGAGGATTTTGCGTAAATCTAATCCTTCGATAGCACGAACCCAACGATGCTTCTGTTTATCATATTTATACCAGATATCTTTAGAGATTGCTTTAAAATCATCTTTGAAAATAGCATGTACTACACAGGCGATGTCAAAATGCGCTCCATCGCTATTAACACTCATATCGATTTTAGGAATAATACTTTGATCAAGAATACTGACATATTTAACTAAATTATCTTGCTTTGCCCACCATCTGAGAGTGCCGATGCCCATATTGTCTTTTCTCATTTTATCCCATAGATTATGACATTCGCCCTCAATATATGCACTGCTAATTTTTGAAAATTCGACCCATGTTTCAAGAAGTCGATAATCAATATTACGAAGAACCCAACCCAAATTAATCCAATCTGTATAATTATCTGCTCTTGCTAAAGATAGACAGCTTACGAGTTTTTTAGCGAATGTAAGTTCATCTTCAGAAATATAAGTGCGATTGACATTTAGTGATTTGCCAAAGATATTATTTTGCAATTTACTTTTTAATTTCTGGTCAATTGCTGGCAAGATGTGCTTGCTATATTGGCTTATCTCAGTTTCAAATTCTGGTTTAACAACGTCTTGAATATCACTTGAAAAATTACGCATAGAAAACAGTTTGATAAAGTTGATTTCATCAGCTGCATTTAATGTATATTCGGTTTTTACAGTATCATTATTTATATATTTATAAGTACTTGAGACCCGATAAGTATCACAATCAGGTTTCTTAGAACCATACATCTGCCAGCAATTAACATCGATTATTGCCTTATCAACAATCGAATCATAATCATTACATATTGGCAAATCTTTGAAAATATCTGCGGCAACATCTAAAATCTTTCGGCGGATGAAGTGATGTACGTTATTATTGACGACTATATAAGGAAATATAATATGTAAACCATCTTTTATTTTATTTCTGAATTCGACGGGGTTTGGCTTTTCCATAACATAGGCAATATTTGCTTCTTCGGGAATATTAAGAAATTGATTAATAACCTTGAAATAGGTATTAACGATATTGAATATATTATCAGCGGTATATACACGATCTAACTTTTTCTTGCTATTTAATGATGAATTGGAATCATGAGAATTATAAATGCCCGACTTATCATCAGGCATCGTAAAACGGAAATCTATATCAACACGAAGCGAACTGGGCTCTGTGGGTTTTTCTGTAAAATATAATGGGACACCATTCGTAAGAGCAAGACTGTAAATATTTATAAATTCAGCATAGTTATCTTGGGGAACATATATTGAAACTCTTGGATTGCCGATGCTGGTATTTGTATATGGCTTACCTTTCTCGACCTTGTATTTATTAATAAATGAACGTAAATCTTCATTTATGCCCATTATTTTTAATATTTCAATATACTTATATATATATCAATTTTTATTTTTATACATATTTATTTTTATTAAATTATAAATTACTTTCTGTATATTATGTAGATAAATACATATCACAAATGAATAAGGAAATTATAAAATATAATAGCCCAAAAAATGCCAAAAACCCCTATATATTTTCTAAAGAATCATTAATACATTTGATTGATGCGTGGAATAAATATAAACCTGACAAAATAATATACAAGAAAACTGACGCAATCGCAAAATTATCACTTATGTTGAATGAAAAAATCAAGCCCGTATGTGATGACAAGCAATATTGGTGTTGGCCTGGAACCATCTCTAAAATAGCAAGTTCTGCTAATGACACAAAAACTAAAGAAATTATCAAAATGATCGAGACTGAAGAGTTGCGTCCTGAAATGCCTATAGAATGGTATGCCAACTCAAGAGAATGGTTAAGTAATTATGATATAGAGGATGTAATGAAGCAGTATGACAAGGATCGCACATATAAATATGCGTTCTTAGGTGTTTATCCAATCGATTTTTCAGAAGAGGATAAGTTTGGCAGATGTCTGTATAGTAAAATATGTTCACTCGATGTTAAAAAATATATTAATAAGAAAATCAAATATCTTGGGTTAATTACAAATCTTGACAAGCATAATCAGAGTGGATCCCACTGGACTTCTACATTTATTATTATAGATCCACGAAATAAATGCTATGGGGCGCATTATTATGATAGCAACGCTATAGCAATTCCTGCGTATATCAAAAAGTTCATCAATAATATAAAGGAGCGTCTTCTTGTAATATATCCTAATAATAAGTTCAAAATCACATATAATACCATAAGACACCAGAAGAAAAACACGGAATGTGGCATGTTTTCCATGACACACCAGATAAGATGGATGAATAGTCTTTTGAAATATAAGGAGTTGAAACTTCCTGATCCATATAAAGACGATAATTTTTTAAAATGTATTACAAATAATAAGAATATAACTGATGATATTATGAATGAAAATCGCAAGTATTTATATCGACCTAACCTAAAGGTTCATTTGAGTAAGAAGAAAATAATTACTTAAGCAAAATAATAAGTGTAATTAATAATAAACAGAGTGTTGTTAATGGCGATTGTAGATGAATTTAAATCGGAGAAAAACAGAGGCTTGATAATTCAGGCATCTACCAAGATGTTGTTTGACAAATACAAGCTATCTTTGAATGCTGATGTATTAGTAAGTATTATAAATGCCATAATATCGTCGATGAGCAAAGATGCCATATTAATGAATAATACTATAAAACTTATGGAATTAAACACTATAACTTTGGCCAAAATGAAAGACTATATTACAAAGAATATAGATAGTATTAGAAATGATGGGATAATAGCTGATGGAAATATGGGAAATGGAAATATGGTTCAACAGGTTCAACAGAGTACTGTTCAACAAGTTCAACAGAGTGAAGAAAATATATCTAATATTGCTACAGCTGCGACAGCTGCGACGACAGCTATGACAGTCATGCCAGTAATGAATGAAGATCCCTATAATGCTTACAAAGAGGATTATACTTATAATAAGGGAGATATTTTATCAAATGAGGAATTATTGATTCGTGTGAAAGAATATGAGAATAATAGGGCAATATCAAATACGATATTAGCAAATATGGATGCCACCAGGGATGCAGGAGCTAATATAGATAGTTCATCAATATCTCTTGATAATCGCTCAGCAAGCTCAGCAAATGCCACTAATATTATTCCAGAAATTATGGAAAAAGTATTAACATCTATTAATACGAATGCGAATACATTTGTCAATAAGAAAACATTAATTATAAATAGTTTTAGCAGAGATTGGATAAATAACTCAAATCGCAATCAGCTTTCTTTCACTATCAATATTGATTTACAAAGTAATATCATCGAACCACTAAAGATCCTATTTCCAAAATATGTTAAAGATCGAACTCCTTATATAGTATTGGTAATTACGGATAATCATAAGACGTTTAAGTACAATTTTTTATATAGCAAATCAGCTGGGAAATGGGATATTTGGAAGTTAATAAACAAGGATAATAACATTAATAACAATATAAATTTGACAAATAAAAATTGGCGAATCAACTTCTTAGATTATCTTAATAATGAGCTTAATCTGGGGAAAGACAATATCAAGATAAGTCAAATTAATGATTATAGGATGGACTATGATAATAATACAAGTATCGAAACAAATATTGATAATATTCTGATACCTCAACATAATCTAACGAAGGAGGCTAAGAATAAGAGATTGGCATTTTATGAAATAAATATAGATTATTCTAATCAATTGGAATATGATGAATACAATTTGGATATATTATCAAAGTATGACAACATGCTACTTAAAACATATAATAATAACCATGTAAATATTAAGGTATTAGAAGTTAATAATGACCTTGGAAAAATAATAATTCTAAATGAAACCAATCTAATGAAAGATGATTTTGTGAATTCGTCTCTTTTAAACTATGGGGCACAGTATTCATTAATCTTGACATACTATCCTATCAGAAATATGTAATTATTATTTATTATTATTTATTATTATTTATTATTTATTATTTATTATTTATTATTTATTATTTATTATTTATTATTTTTTTTTTATTATTTAACATAATTAATATTAATAACGACGAGAATATAAAAATAATCATAGTTATAATATCCATCCTGTATTGTAATTTTAGTTTTTCTTTTTGAGTTAATAGCAGGTCTGATGATTCTTTAGATTTCTCGGCGACCTCATATATATACTTGTATATGTAGGTATAATTAAAAATATTGTCAATACTTTTTAAACCGTTATCATTATCATTAATAATGATTAGTATTAACCCAATAAATAGGATAAATAATAAGACATGAAAGAATATATTTGAAGAATTAATATGTAGATTGAGATAATTTACAATAATACGCAGTTTATATGAGTCATAATTTATTAATAAAACGCTACATATTATTAGCAATAAATATATAACAGAATATATTAGTATACCTCTTCTCATAGTGCTTACAATATTATATTCTATTAAAAACTCAATCAAAACCATAGCAAATGTTCGTATAATTAATATAATACAAATGAAAATAACCTTGTCCTGAAAGCTAATCTTTAAAACATCTTGAGGGTCTAATCCATTCATTTTAAAACGATCATATAACCGGTTATCCTGTTTCAGACTGTCGATAGTAACGCCTTTAGCCTTAACTTTCTTAGTTTCCTTTGTGTAATCGTTCCATATGTTATTGTATATCGATTTGAAGCCTTCGCTTGGATCTCCAAACATAGTATTCTTTTTTTCAAAGGGATCTCCACTATCTTCTTTTCCTTCAGTTATTCTTATTTTCTCCCTGAGTTTATATATGCTATTCTTTAAGTCCTTTAATTTCTGGTATTTGTCTTCGTAAAATTTATTACTCTTTCTTTCACCTCCTACTATCCGTCGCTTCCTTGGTTTTGTTATGCTTCCTCCTCCTCCACTGGGATATCTTTGATTTTGTTGCCTCATGTTGTTTTCTTTCTCAAGAGCAGCAATCTGTTGTTTTTGCCTTTCTCTTAATTGTTTATCTAATAATTCATCTTTGATAATTAGTTTAGCTACTTCTGCCTCTTCGTTAACGATTAGTGTTAGAATTGTATCCTTGTATTCCTTTTCATTTTTATAATCTTTAAAAATTCCTTGAATTTCTATGATTTCAGCAGAATATTCTTGCTTATCCGAATTAATCAATAATTTTAGAATGTCATTCAAGTTCTTCAATTGTTTATCTAATAATTCTTTTTGTTCCTTTAATACTTCCTTTCTTGCCTTTAAATCTACAATTTCGTTGGCATTTTCGCTTATTTGCGCATCAATATCAGCACTTACTGTATTATTAATACTTATTACAACAAAATAAATATCTTTTTTAAACTTATCTATTAAGTTATCATCATCCTTGCCCTTCTTTTTATCTGACTTTGTCTTCTCTTCTTCAGTAAACTTCTTGTCTACAAAATCAAAAATATTATATGTGATTAATTGAATATAACTAAATAATTGCTTGTATTTTTGCTTATCTTCTTCTAATAATTTAGCAAGATCTGTTGTATTTTTATTGTTAATTGTTTGTTCTGTTGCGTAATTTGGATCTGTTTTTGACACTCCTTTAAAATCCTGTATACTTATAGTTAATTTCTTTATTTCATCTTCAGCAGTAGTGTTAGGTGTTTCAAAAACATACTTATAATATTCAAATGTACATATAAGTTTTTTAATTTCTATAATATCCTTTGCGTTTTCCTTATCTTCCTCTTTCATATCATTAATCTGAGCTGTGTCAGCTGTGTAATATGCTATTATATTATTATCTAATTCTGTTTGTGATAATAATTGATAATTAGTATTGAAAAGTTCTGTTAATTTTTTAATATTAGCATCTTCAGCCTCGTCCTTTTTATAGAATGTGAAGTTTCTCAAAAGTTTTATTATAATATCTACAATCTTTATTATTTTAGAATTAAATTCCTTATAATTTGGTTTTAATAAACTTTTTTCTATAAGTGCTATATTTTTACCTATAAAATCATTCTTAATACTATCTATCATATCAGCTAAGCTTTCATCTTTCGAAAGTTTCTTATATATCTTATCTATTTCCTTTAAAATATCTTTAAGATCCTTGTAATAGTCGGTACTATTTTGTTTCCCTGTATTATTTTGACCATTATTTTGTATATTCATATACTATATGTGTCTCCTGTTAAATATTGATTATTTTTATTTTGCGTGTATAATTTAGAATTTATTATTAACTATTTATTAATATTAAAAAAAGAATTAAAGAATCATAATTAATTATATTTGTTCTTATACAGATACAGGAGTTGCCGGAGCAGCAGCTGCCTTAGCAGCAGTTTTGCTTGCGCTGGCAGGGAAATGATGAGAGATTAGTTTTTGTAGAATAAAATAATTAATCTCCTCGCTGTCTCCAACATTAAGAATCTTCTTTAGTTTAGTGTCAGGAAGAATAAAACGCTTGTTCTCAGGCTTATTTAGATTATGCTCTTTAACATATGCGTTGATTAGTCTTGTAATATCAGTACGTGATTTCTCAGTTCCATGAGGAACGCCAATAAAATCACATAGTTCATCAGAAATTTTATTAGGCTTAGCAAAACCCGATGGCGAATTCTTGGCGTTTTGACGCTTCTTCTGTGCCTTCTCGATAATCTTCTGTTGCTTATCGTATTCCTTGCTAAGAACCTTCAAATTAGTTTGAATATCCTTAATCGCCCCTGCCAAAGAATTAACCTTATCAATAATATTTGATAGAACATTATCAGCAGCATCTACAACAGGAGGAGTAGTCTCAAGAGTAGCAGGAGCTGCTACAGGAGCATGTGCGGCTGATACGGCTGAAGCAGGTGTCGGAACAGCTGCCGCTACGACAGGAAGAACAGTAGTCGATGCGGTAGTCGAAGCAGGGGTTGTAGGGATAACAACAGGCTTCTTCTTTTTAGCTTGCGTCTCAGAAACAGGAGTTTCATGAGCAGGAGAGACAGAGACAGGTTGTTTTTTAGAAGGAGTTGGCATTATTTATTACTTTATGATTACATATATTATCATTTGTTTATATAATTTTTTACTTTCGCATTATAAAAAATATAAAATATAAAATAAGTATTATGAAAATATGTAAGTATTATGAAAATATGTAAGTATTATGAAAATATGTAAGTATTATAAGCAATTATCTAATTTAATTGTCATGTTGGTCATAGTCATCTGAGTAGCCATCGCTGTAATAATTGTTATCTGAATAGTAGTCGCTGTCATACATATTATAGTATTCGTCATAATATTCAGTATATTTATCATAATTGCTCTCGTTATCATCATAATCGCTTTGGATATTATCATTAATATTATAGGGATTGTTAATCGATGTATTATTCATTAATTCATAAACACTCTTGTACATGTTTTTAAGATTAATATAATGTTGTGCTACATCATCTGTTTCAATATCTCTCTTTTCATGTTCTTCCTCGCATTTTTGTTCCATTCTAACTTGGTGAAAGAAGCATGGTGGGGGGTCTAATTTTTTATTAAAGTTATCTTTGATGTTGGCAATATAGTAATCGTCTAACTCTTTCCTCAAAGAGTTGTCAAACTTATTCTCAGCAATATAAAAGTCAATAATAGCATTCTTGCGATATGTTTTAATAATATCAGGGGTATATTTACGAGATACAAGATAAGAGCAATAAGCATCATAGTAATCCTTGAGGGCATCGTCATAATCTTGAATATCATTATTTTCATCGCTGTGAATACTCCATTTTTCATCAGTATCATTATACATATCCGCAAATACCGAAAAGTCTGCGAAATTAATAGCCGAGTGGACAGATGTAGACATTTATTATAATATTTATTTTATAATTATAACTATATTTTAAATATTAAATTGTTAGAATCACATATCATTTTTTTTATTTATGATGATTGAAAAAATAAATAATATATTACTGTATTATACGGAACCATCCATTACCACCACCATCACAGTCCCCCCTTATCAATTCTTAGCAGTTTATATAGGTAGCTATGAGATTATTGATATATTCGTTAATTTTATCAATCTCGACATTAGGAGAATGCCTGTATTCGATGTTAAATGATTTTGCGACTTCCTTGTCATTCAAATAATCACTACGTAGCATTAAAGAAACCCGATTATTTATTTTGAACTCCTTTATTATATATATTGATATGTTATCAATCTCATTAGTACATGGAAAAATGTATTGAGGAAACTTATCAATCTTGGAAGATAATATAAAGATACCTGATTTATTATGTTTCACATATTTAGACTTTGTCATTATTTTTGAAGATACGTATTGATTATCATTAGATAGTTCGTAAGTATATACTTTGTCCTTATAATGATAAGACTTGTATTTATCTTCTTTATATTTTTTATACTTTTTCTCAATAATACTCTCAATATCACTACTTATATTAACATTAATATCTGAGGTACCTGAAGGATCTGAGGTACCTGAATGTTCTAAAGCATCCTTACAAAAGAATACCTCTATGATATTAACATCATCTGCGAGAAAGTCTTTTAGATTAATATTAATATTCATAGCAAGGTATTAGCGTATTAGTGTATTAGGTATTAGTGTAATGATTTCATTATATAGTTTTTATCATTTTTTATAATATATATAAAAAATGATATAAAATATTACTCTGACAAGTATATTAATATGGCGGCTGAATATACCTACTATGATTTAAATGCTGAGATTGATAAGTATAATAAAATTAATGAAGAGAATAAGAACGCCCCTGATACTGTTAATAGATATAATAAACACAAGATACGTGAGGATTTCAAAGAGCTTCTTATGTCCAATTTACATATTTCTGAATTAGAAGTTAATGATTTAGAAATAGGAATATTTAATGCGACAATTGACTATGCTAATAATTCTAAGGTACAGTTATCATGGAAATGCCAAATGTTTTTAGAGATATACTCTAATATCGCAAGGAGTATCTATTCAAATATTAAGAATGACAGTTATATTGGAAATGACAAGCTATATGATAGGATGATAAATAAAAAAGAGTTCCACCCGCATATGCTTCCATATATGCAATGTAAGGATATATTCCCTGAGAGATGGAAAGAGATTGATGAGCGTAATCAATTGCGTCTCAAGGCAGCTTATGAAATTAAATTAGTTCCCATGTCTGATATGATCAAATGTTCCCGTTGTAAAAGTAAGAAAGTCAGCTATTACGAACTACAGACCCGCTCAGGTGATGAAGCATCTACGCTATTTATGAATTGCTTAATTTGTGGTAAAAAATGGAAACAATAAATAAAAACATATATAGAAACATATATAGAAACATACATAGAAACATATATATATATACATATATACCTTTGAACAATTAGGCAGACATATATTCGAATGACATATATTCAAAGTATTCACTAATAATATAATAAGCGAGCCCTAAATATATCTTTGTTTCATCATTATCCACGAGGTTAATAATATTATCATAACATTTTTTATTTAGGATAAACTTTTCGATTGCTTTCTGTATTCCATAATCATATATGATCTTCTCTAAGTATTCTTTTTCATATAATGGCAGCTCTAAGTGATTGAAAATATACCCATTCGTACTGTTAACTAACCAATCCCTATTCTCGCTACGAATATCCTTTATTTTTTGATAGATAGTTTGGGCAATATTATTAGCCTTATTATTCAAAATGATTTTGTAATACATTTCTATAGAATATGTAAGATATATTACATAGCTTATCCTATCATTTTTTTATAAATATTATATAAATATTATATGAATATATAAATATATATCTATATCTAATAAGTAGTGAATATAATGAATAATATTGTAAAAGGATTTGTTGTGAATAACAAATATTTATTGCTATACAAGGAGTATATGTTAAATAATATGTATCATCTTACAAATAGCAATAATAGAGCACGAGCAAATGTTTGTACGCTATGCTGTGATGATTGTAATGGCTCGTGTATTAGTGGCAATAGTAACAAATATAAGCTTGTAAAAATGTTTAAGTATCCGAACGCTTTAGCACTTCCAAGTCCTAATGCTCTAACAGTCGTAAAACCTAATGCTCTAACAGTCGTAAAATCGAACACTATGTCGTTGCTCCTATGCTCTAAGCTTTGTAGTGATAATGTACATAATGATTGTATATGTTTATAAAACTCATATAAATATAGTATTCTATTATATTATAAAAGTGTACCTGATGTATTTTCAAGGTGAGAATGGATACCTCAACTTATTAAAGGATACACTTGCTGATGGTGAAACCAAAGCTACACGGAATGGTAATGTAATATCTGTGTTTGGTTGTATGATTAACTTCAAAAATATATCAGAGTCTTTTCCACTAATTACATCAAAACGAATGTTTTTTCGTGGAATTGTTGAAGAACTTCTATGGTTTTTAAGAGGTTCTACAAATGCCAACGAGTTAAAGCAAAAGAAGATACACATTTGGGATGGGAACTCGACACGCCAGTATTTGGATAGCATAGGACTTGATTATCCTGAAGGTGAGTTGGGGCCAATATATGGGTGGCAGTGGAGAAAGTTTGGTAAAGAATACAGTAATGGTTATGCGGATGAAGCAGATGAAGAGGCGACAGAAGATATTTATAATGATATGGAATATAATGATACAGAGAGTACAGTTACTACAGAAAGCACAGATAGTTCATTCGATTATACAGATACACATAGTATTACTGATACATATACCTATGTCAAATCTAAAGGGATTGATCAGATTAAATATATATTAGAAGAGTTATCTAAAGATAATAATAGTAGACGTGCTGTATTATCTGCGTGGAACCCTGTAGACCTTAAGAAGATGGCTTTGCCTCCTTGCCATATATTATATATTTTTAATAAGAGTTCTAAAGGGCTCTCATGTCATATGACATTAAGAAGTTCGGATTTATTCTTAGGATTACCTTTCAATATTGCGAGCACAGCGCTATTAACACAGATATTGGCACATATCTTGTATATACCAGCGAATGAAATATCGCTATCTATTTGCGATGCTCACATATATGAGGAACATATACCACAAGTTAATAAGCAGATAAGTAGCGAATTATATGATTTTCCCAAAGTTATTATTAAAAAGGATCCTCCATATATTTCGGCATGTATTGATGAAAAGATAAGATGGCTCGAAGAACTTGTATATGAGGATTTTGAATTGTCTAATTACAAATCCGGAGCGCCACTAAGCGCTATTATGAAATAGGATGATTTAATTAAATATTTATATGGGTTGAATTTTTATTTTTATGTAGATATATTATAAGTAGGTTGATAGAAAATATGCCTTATACAAATTTAATCAAAATAAATTTATTTAACATTATGATAAACGATCGTAGCGAAATAGAAAAATTATATGAGTCAAATAATATTGACAAACCTGAATTTATAAGTAGTTTATTATACGAAACTAAAAATAATGAAATAAAATCCACAATTGATGGTGAAACAATTAATGAAGATCAAGTTATATTTATTCTTATAGAATTTTTATTATATAATTTAGTACACATAAATGAATTAATTGAATTAATGAATAATAAGGGTACGGAGGGTAAGGAGGGTACGGAGGGTACGATAGAGGTTATAAATATACCTTCCGATGCATATGATACTGTCACCGAAAGCGATATTTTTAGATATAGTGCTATATTAAATGAAAAGATTATCAAATTAAAAAATATGGGTGGCGGAAATAAAAAAACAAAGAAATCTGATAAGTATACAGTTAAGCAATTAAAAACCATGGCATTTGTATATAATGTTAATACTACCAAGAAGTCGAATGGGAAAATAGTAAATCTTAAAAGTAATGAATTACTAACAAAGTTAAAAAAAAGCAAGATTATATTATAGATATGGTATATAAAAAATGATTTAAGTAATTTATTACTAATTAATATAAATAAAATGAGTATAGAAGAATTTAGACAATTTGGAGGTTCAACACCTGAGCTATCTATAAATGGGTTAAAAAGTTATGGAAGATTAGTCGATATTTATGATGGAGATACTGTAAAAATCGTGTTGCCGGTATTTGATTCTTACTATAAATTTTCAATCAGATTGAATGAGATCGATACATGCGAAATTAAAAGCAAAGATAAGGTTTTACAAGAAAACGCTATCAAAGCCAGAAATAGGTTGTTTGAACTATTAACAAATAATAAGGTTGATGCTGTTAATAGCATTAATGGTAAAAATGATATAAAGAAAGCATTAGATGCTGAGGTTTATTTAGTATGGGTTGAATGCGATAGCAAGGATAAATATGGTAGAATTTTAGCAAATATTTACAAAGATAAAGGAAGCACAAAAAGTGTATCTGAGATATTGATAGAAGAAAAGTTAGCCTATAGATATGGAGGAAAAACAAAGATGACTGAAGAGATGATTAAAAAGGAATTGAATATTATGTAATAATATATATTATTTACTTATTACTTTACTCTTAACTATAGGCAAACCATAATCAAGCCATCCAGCTACAGGAACATATTTGGTAGGAGATATACCATAACCATACTTTATTGATACAACATTATATCCCAGTAATTTTAGCAAAGTTAATACCTGACTGCTTGTATGTCCGACATAACAAATTAAAAAAATTGGTTTGTTCTTAGGTAATTTTTTCAAATTTTTTTCATCTAAAATATCTAACCAATAAATATTTTTAGCACCTTTAATATGACCATTGTTATACTCGGATTTACTACGTAGGTCAATTAAATAATACTCCTTATATGCTTTTGGATTTAGATAATATTTATGATAAAAATCAATAGGCGTTATGTAATTCCAATTGTCTTTTGTGCTACGTAAATAGTTCCTGAGAGTTTTATTCATTTTTATATTATATTATGTATCTAATATTTTATCATATTATAAAAAATAAATTACTAATACTATAATACTTATAATTATACTAATAAACAACTATCAAACTTGACGCACAGCACGCCATTTTTTGAACTTATCAATAAATACGCAGGCAAATTTAATGTTGGTTATCGCATTCTTATCACGGAATGAATTCCTTAATAGCTTGCTATCGCTTAGAGTTTGAACTAATGCGATTCCTATACTCGGTTTATTAAGAACATCCTCATTATCATATACATTATAAATATCAGGTTCATTCGTTTTAACAATATATAGTACTTTTTCTTCATTATTCAATATATTAGTTGGAGCTGATGCTTGAGCTGATGCTTGAGCTGATGCTTGAGCTGATGCTTGAGCTGATGCTGCTACCGATAGTGGCTCTACTACATGTTCTATTACTGTGGTCGCAACAGGTTCCATGCTTTTGAACTCAGTAATATCTTTTGTTTTTCTAACTACATTAATAACTGAGCTTTCATCAAAGTTATATAGTTTAGGTTTATATTTAATATCAAAAGGCCAAATATAGATGCCTCTACATGTATAATTAAGATTACTTGACAATTCCATAATGTTTTCTATAGATTCTTTATACATATTAAAATAACTTTTCACTTTGTAATTACAAACATCTATGGTTTTATCTGGTGTATATTGATTCTCTAACATATTATAGATGATCTTTAATCTTTCTGGAAGCATCTTTCGATTTAAATAAACGCCCTCATAGCATATAATATCATTTATTAGGAAAGTCCAGCTATTGTCTTTACATTTCACCATCTCGCCATCAAGCAAAGTATTTTTAAATAGTTTCTTGTCAAATAAACCTCTTCCAAATATAATTCGAGGTCTCTGATATCCAGGATGGATCTTTTTATCTATAAAATACATGGTTTCTATATTATTATAGAGTGTGAAATAGAGATAATATCTATTGCCATTCGAACGTAAATTCATCAGGTGATTAGATAATATAAAATTAACGTTGTTATTATCAAGATTATGATGATGCCTTTGTAGGATTTTAATATTATAAAGCGTCTTCATCTGATCTAATATAATATCCTTGTGATCATTACTTTTAATATTAAAGGCAACTCTGTCAGAGAAACTTATAATACCTTGCATATTACTACTAACTATTTATAATATAAAAGAAACTATTAGTTATATCATTTTTTGTTTTCAATATGTATATTTATATGTATACGTATATGTATATGTATATGTATAATCTGATTCATCAAATAAAGGTTCATAGTCATCATCGTCATAATACGTGGTTTTCATAATATTGCGAGATTTATCGATGTTATTTAAGGAGCTGCTTGTGAACATTCTTGATTTATTATAATAGGTTATGATAAACAAATATTATATCATTTTTTTATTATCTTTATCATTATTCATATACCAGTCAATAGTTTTTTTTAATCCGTCATGGAAATTAACAGATTTACTCCAGCCAATATTATTTAATTTAGTAGTATCAATAGCATATCGAAAGTCGTTGAAGTTTCTATCCTTCGTATATTCTATCCAATCTTCAATATTTTCATGGGATCCCTTTATATGATTTAGTAAAAATGTAGCAATCTCAATAACATTATATTCATCTGTTGAGCCAATATTATATACATTATTGTCTATTCCTTTAGCAACTATTATATTAATGGCATTAACAACATCGTCAATATATATAAAGTTTCGCCTTGTTAATCCTGTGCCGTGTATGGTTAATTTTTTATTTTCTTTTAATAGCGTAATAAACTTGGGTATTATTTTCTCAGGATATTGCCTCTCACCATATACATTATTACATCTTATAATTACAATAGGCATATTATATGAATAATAATAAGAACGTACAATAAACTCCGCACCTGCTTTAGTAGCAGCATAAGGGTTTGTAGGATTTAGTAATGAACTTTCCTCACTATCCTTACAACTTATTGACAGTTCTCCATATACTTCATCAGTCGACATATGAATGAACTTCTTAATATTCCCATATAACCTACAGCATTCTATGAGCTGATGCGTCCCCAAGATATTATCAATCGTATAATTTATTGAATTATCAAAGGAGTTGTCAACATGCGTTTGCGCAGCAAAATGAACAACATATTCTATATTATATTTACTAAAGATTAACACTAATAACTCTTTATCACAAATACTCCCTTTTATAAAGATGTACTTTGAAGTTGAAGAAGGCTCTTCGCTAATGCTGCTAACGCTGTTAACACTTACAACATTATTTTCAGATGAGCAATAATCTAATTTGTCAATATTTATTAAATAGTCAAACTCCTTATTGTTAAATAGATTGGTTTTCAGCAAAGAATTAATATAGTTTGAGCCAATAAATCCGCACCCACCTGTTATGAGAATCGCCATAGTAAAATGTTATAGATGAATATTATATAATATATAATTATCTTTTTATATAAAGAATATTTTATATATTTTATATAAATGAATAATGAATAATGATACGAAAAATGAACTAAGTAGTGTTAGCAGCAACGTTAGCATACAGAGTATACCAAGCAACATAACCAATACAAGTAATTCAGTAAACAAGGTGTTCCTGAATGATTCTTGGAATATGTATTTCCACGACCCTTATGATAATAACTGGGACGACAAAAGCTACAAGATGCTTGGTGTAATATCAAGTGTCGATGATTATATACATTATTTCAAAGCATTCAGAGAATTATTTAAAAAAGGGATGTTTTTTATTATGCGATTAGATATAATGCCACGATATGAAGATGAATTGAATATTAAAGGCGGCTGCTTCTCATTCAAAATAATGGCAGAGGAACTTGATAATAAATTCTTTGTTTTATGCGCAAATATTATTGGTGAAAACTTTGCGAATAATAATGATGAAAATATTATATATAATATTAATGGAATTTCTATAAGCCCTAAGAAGTTTTATTATATTGTAAGGATATGGATAAAAGATAAGAAATATGCGAAAAAAGAATATTACAACTTTGATATTCCAAAATATTCGACATTAATGTATAAAAATCATGTATAAGTCTATCGATTATTATCGTATTTATTATTTTTATCTAATGATATTAGTAAAATTCCGAGACACGCAAATATTATCCCCATAATAGATTGTATAGATACATCGTATTCTTTTGTAATATATAAAGTCGCTAAAAACAGTATTATAATTTGTAGCGAAACAAATACTCTGAAATATGCTGGATTAGGACATGTTTTTATTATATAATATCCTAAAACATTCACACAAAGTGCTATGACCGCATATATATAAAATTTAGGTTTGCTAAACTCACTAACAAATTGTTCGTTGTAATAGATAATGAAATATGCGAGACACAATAAACCCTGAATTATATTGATAATTAGTGGGAACATTATATGTGGTGTATTGTCAAATCGAATGTATAATATTAGAAGCGCTACTATGATACTATGTATTATTGATAAATATACCCAATCCATCTACACCTATTATAATTTATAATATTATAATAAAATTAAAAATAATAAAGATAATAAAAAGAATATTACCTTGTCCATCGTGGTTTCCACTCTGGTGCCAATTCCTTCATATCATCGCTTGTCAATATACGTTCAACGCGTATATTACATAATTTATCATATGCTTCAAACTTAGCTTGATCCTCTCGTATGGCATCAATAGGTCTGGCTTGAAATAATGCCTTATTACGAATATAGGCATCTTCTCTGCGTTCAGCAACATAGTAGATTGCGATACTCTTACGGCATTCTCCTTCAGGGCATTTAACAGGTTCAGGCATCCCATGCCAACTTATATCTGACGTTCTAAATAAAACAGCTTGATTAAAATTAGGCGATATGCTTTGAACAGGACGAATATTTGTCATCTTGGTTTTATCACCTTCCCATAATTCTAATTTCCCATTCCATTCATCCTTCCAATCTTTATTCATATAAATTAAGAGATTTACTCTTCTCTCTTTACCAGTTATAGGATGGATTGAATAATCGAGGTGCATATCTAATCTTCCATTCGGTGGATGGCTATGTAAGCCCGCACCATGTCTGTGTGGGTCTTTTTCAAGATTCTCAATCCCTGTGATACCAGATATAATATCAACAAGTTCATTAGATTCAAGTACATTCCATATTTCTGTTAAAATAGCGCCATGTTTATTTATTGCCTCAAAATTATTCATAGCAAGTTTTCCTTCAATAGGGTTATCATATACACACCAACCATCTTTGATAAATTGGTTTGCATCGGTGCCTTCTGACTTTGGAAAGGAATTATGTATTTGTTCAGCAACATCTGCTTTGAAGAAATTAGGAATTACAACAAAAGGGAATGGTGATGCGCTATTATAGTCGCTTTTTATTTTTGTTAATACATCTTTATCTGTGAACCATTCGCCTAAGAATGATGTCATTACCCTGTCTTTATTTAATTATTAATAAATATCTTTTATATGTATTATATGTATTGTATGTATTATATGTATTATATTTGGCCAATTATGTCGCCATTATTTGGTGTTATTACTATCATCTAAAGATATTAGTATGATTGCTAAACAGCCTAATATAATACCTGCGAGAGTTTGAATAGATGGTTTAAAGTTGTTTTTCACGTAGATTGTAAATAATACAAGTAATATTATTTCGAGTGTTACAAATACTCTGAAATATGCGGGGTTTGGACATATCTTTATAATATAATATCCAAGTATAGAGATAAATAGCACAACTAAAGCATATATATAATATTTAGGTTTAATAAATTCATTAGTGAAATGCTCGTTGTAATAGATAATAAAATATATAAGACTTAATATACCTACTATGATATTTATAATTAAAGGAAATATTATAAAGGGTGTATTGTCAAATCGAATGTATAATATTAGAAGCGCTACTATGATACTATGTAGTATTGATAAATATATCCAGTCCATTCTATACTGATATATAACATATTATATAATAACAATATCAATAACAATATGTATTATGCGCGCTTATATGAACATCTAAATATTATTAAGATATATTAAATTATATCAAAATTATATTAAATAAAAATGCTTTCCTTATTATTAACATTTTTAACATATATTACTATGCCATTCAGATTTGTTTTATTTACATTAATGATGATTATTTCAATACACGTTTTACAGCCTTTAACGAATGAGAGTAATATTATATGTGGTATCTTATGGTTTGCCAAAATATTTATGTATATACTTTCTTTCAATATCAATATATCCAAAGATGATTTAGTTAAGTATATGGAATATTTATATAGTGATAAGAAGTTTATATGTACTTTTAATCATACAACACTTGTTGATGGCTTTGTATTAATTAGTACATTTCCTCGTTCTTCATATTTAATACTCAAAGTTATAATATATGCTACAATAGGATATACTGACAAGATTAATGATCTACTTGGAAATATATTTGTAGAAAAAGGTCATACAAGCAATAAAATAAAAGAACGTGTTGATAACCGTAAATCAGGAGATAAGGTTTTATTTATTGCTCCTGGTTCAGGAAACACATCAACTATTCCTGGAAGTATCACCGAGTTTTCAAGCAAAGGGGCATTTGTTCATAAATATCCCATATTACCTATAGTAGTTAAATATGAAGACGAATCATTACATCATAACCATGACAACGGCGAATCGATGCTTCATTCATGTCTAAAGTTATTCTTAGTAAAAGACTACAATATTAATATAAAAGTCTGTGACATGGTAGAATACAAAGAAGATGAAACTATAGATGAATATAAGGATCGTGTTTATAAAATAATGAATGATACTTACAAAGCTATGTAAGCAGCAAGCATATATTATATATAAAATTATATATATTACATATTATATTACATATTATATATAAATGTAAAATACAATAATTATATATATATTTTGTTATTAAATAAAAAAGAGTTTGTTATGAAGAAAAATTTAAGTATTATTGTAGCGTCGACTTTGAAGTATGGGATCGGATATGATAATAAGCTATGTTGGAATATCCCTGCTGAATTAAAGTATTTTAGACATATCACAACAAGTTGTCTCCGCGAAAATACCAAGAACTGTATTATAATGGGGAAAAATACGTGGTATTCTCTACCAAAAGCGCCATTAAAAAACAGAGTAAATATTATTATATCTTCTAATGATTATGACAAGATTGCCAAAGAGATATCAGAGTTGACAGATAAAACCACAACAGTTTATGTTTTTAAGACAATAGAAGATGCCTTGATATATATTGAGAGTGATGATATAATTGAGAGTAGTTTTATTATTGGTGGAGCCCAGTTATACAATTCCTTTCTTGAAAAACATATTAAAGACATTAAATCGATCTATTGGTCAATCATATATGATAAGGATTATACTTGCGACAAGTTCATAGCATCAAATGTCATATATAATCATTTTAGTTTTCAAAAAGAAGACATCATAATAAATGATAAGTATATATCGATGTATGGTGTAAATAAAAATAATTTAAACAGTATTATAGACGAACCTCCTGACTAATTTATTTATTTATTTATTTATTTATTTATTTATTTATTTATTTATTTATTTATTTATTTATTTATTTATTTATTTATTTATTTATTTATTTAATTTATATGAGCAGCTGACAAAGTAGATTCTCAATATATAATGGTTCCTTACATTTATTTGTTTGCGAAAGCAGATAATCAATATCAGTTCCTATTTTAATTATTTCGCATTTTAATTTATTTTTTATAGTAGATATGATATCTATGTTGTCTTGATACTGGCATGGAGATAAAGATCTAATATTTAAGTAATATGATTCATAATCAACAAGTCGAACAAAGTCTTGAGTAATTTGTAGTATTGATATATTAAATTGACAGCATTTATATGATAATCCACGTATTTCTTCTAAATTGTTTTTATTTTTATTATAAGTTTTAATAAAATCGACGAATGGTGGAAAATTAAGTTCTACAAACTCCTTTGTTAAAATTTCAGAAGAAGCTGGGTGTCTCTCTATTTCTGAAATGAAGATTGCCTTAATAATATTTCGTGTTTTTGTTTCTAATAGATAGTCATTCATAGATATATTTAAATAATTAGTAAATATATTTTGTATTTCATCGAATGTAAATAGTGGTATTCTAAATCTACTAAAACGGCTCTTAATAGGTGCTTCGATCCTTGTAATAAAATGCGTGGTACATATAAATACTACATTATGCGAGTATTTTTCTAAAATTATTCGAAAGTCGCAATACAAGGACGAAAGCAAATCTATATGTTTTATAACTATTAAATGCTTTTTCATTTTAACATTTTTTGAACATATAATATGAAGCAAGAACGTGGTTATCTTTTCTATATTTTTAATATTTTCAGGATTCATTAGGTCAATATCTATATAATACTGGTTTTCAACATAAATTATACTCTTCTCCCATATATGCTCGGTTTTATTAAAGGGTGCTGTAATATTGAAATGTTTTATTAATAATAGGTTTAAATATGTATCTATAGGGAATCCAATAGGAGTATACAACAATTTGTTATTAGATGATAACAAGATATTCTTTAATATTAACCTATATTTTTCGTTGTCATCTATAATATTTGGAAAAACCTCTTCTAATTTATTCCAAGCTGTTTTAATCATGAAAGATTGCGAAGCTCTGAGGTTTATATGTAATATGTAATCTATTATAATCTTTATTACTATTACATTATTCAATATAAGAATATCTATTTATTATATTATATGTAAATTATATGAATGTATGTGGATGCTCTTAATTTGAATATTGAGAATATTGATAAATATACAAGAGAGGAGATTAAGAATATATATAAAAAGATAGCATTAGAATGTCATCCTGATAAATTAATAAATATTACTGACGAGGATGAGAGAGCAGTCAAGATAGAGCGATTTAAAAAAGCCAGCATAGGATATAAGAAGGCAATTGAAGATTTTGATAATTATGGGAAGTTAAATTATTGCGGAACAGATTATAATTTTGACAATATGGCAGACGACTATGAAATATATAATAGTTTTGATTTAAACTTTTGGAAAAATACTTACGATGGAATTTTCAAAGATAAAGAGATGATTAAAAACACGTTTATAGATGTCGCAGGCTTTTTTTTCAATAGAGGCTTTAAAAATAAAAATTATTATAACCCATCAACAAAAATAATAAAACATAACATAAATCTACCAATAACCTATAATGATTTATGTACATTAAATAAAAGGAAACTTCGCATTTTACTGAAAAATGTAAAGGAACCTGTATACATAACTCTTTGTTGTAAAACCGATTATCCATGTTTAACAAGGCAATATATCGATGATGACAGCATAGAACATGAAATAGTTATCAATATGATTATTGATAATGATGATGATAATGATAATGAATGTGACTATGAAAGTGACGAAGAAGGCAAATGTGATGATCTTGGTAGTGGTGAAAAAAGTGGATGTATATTGAAAGATATTAAATATACGCATATCATTCAAACTATACAACCTAATAGTAATAGTAATAAGGGGTCAGGGTCTTATAAAATAGACCTGTATATTGCTATAGATATTAATATATTAGAGTATTTGGTAGGAGGAGTTAAAAAGGTTAAATATGTTGATGGTACAGTTTTTGATATTAATATTGAACCTTTCAGTACAAGCGATATTGTTATTAAAAACAAAGGGCTGCTTGGTGGTAATTTGAATGTGAAATTAGTATATAGAAATATTAGATTAAAAGATTGGGAAAAAATTAGTGTAAAGAAAAGAGAAAGGATTGTTAATTTAATGAAAAAGATGTATACATAGTATATTGTATTATATCGTATTATATAAGAGATATACGCATTTATATTTATAAAATTACAGCACAATTAATAAATATAATGAAGGTATATTTTAACGGATTTTGGGACGGTTTCTATGATAAGACAGATCCTATACATATTGGGTTTTTCCTTCGTCTATTGAGTGATGTATATAATGAAGAGGTTGGGATTTCTTTTAATATGGATGAAGCTGATATATTGATGGAATCTATATTTACAAAAACTACGTATATAAACTATAAGAAATGGAAGTCATCTTTCTTATTTACAGGAGAATCATATTATGCTGATTGTATGGTAAACAATCTTTCATCCTATACTTGTATCTTGGGATTTAATACAACAACATGTAATTATGTCGAGTTTCCATTCTATATTGTATATCTTAAGTCATTCCCTGGTATGATGTTAGAACCTACTAAAAATATACCTAATAATTATACGAGCGCTGTAATATCGAATGGTTCTTTAAATGAAAGAACAAGTTTCTTGGATAAATTAGAAAAACGGATGCCTGTAATGTATGGTGGTTCTTATAAGAATAATATAGGAGGCAAGGTTCAAGGGCATTTTGCTTCAGAAAACCTTGCTGCCTTTTATAAAAATAGCAAGTTTGTAATAACTATGGAGAATGCGAGGATAGGTCATTATATTACAGAGAAACTTATTAATGGATTCCGTGCTGGAGTTATTCCTATTTATTGGGGGTCGCAATTCATATCTGAGCATTTTAACAGCAAACGCTTTATAATTCTTGAAGATACAACAGAAAGCTCAATAAATAGCGTTATTGATCGGATGGCAAATATGAGCGACGAAGAATATTTTAAAATAGTTAATGAACCGATCTTTAATGAAGATAAAAATATTGATATTATTTATAATAATGCGGTTGCTAATATTAAAAAATTAGTATTGATTCCGTTGTAATTGACATGGAGACCCTTATATTTATATAATTTTAATATTTACAAAGGACTAAAATAATAAAAATTGATACCTCCTTATATACTATACAATCATATAAACATTATATAATATATACATATGTAATCAATAATAATATGACAGTCATCATGATGTCAGTATTCTGTATAGGATACATCCAGCAATTCTCTAAAGATATTCTATGACAGTCCTCTCGATGTCAGTATTCTGTATAGGATACATTCAGCAATCTCCACTTATAATTGAATGACAGTCTTCTCGATGTCAGTATTCTGTATAGGATACATCCAGCAATTCTCTAAAGATATTCTATGACAGTCCTCTCGATGTCAGTATTCTGTATAGGATACATCCAGCAATCTCCACTTATAATTGAATGACAGTCTTCTCGATGTCAGTATTCTGTATAGGATACATCCAGCAATTCTCTAAAGATATTTGATGACAGTCCTCATGATGTCAGTATTCTGTATAGGATACGTCCAGCAATTCTCCAAATCTACAAAAAGATTATATTTATATAAAATATTATTTGTATTAGTGTATTATATATTATTATTTTATTTTTATTTATTATATATTCGATATAGTCGTCTTTATATTTTTTACATTTAACATATGGATATTTACTAATAATATTTGTTATTTTATTTTCTATTTTTTTATGTAAATATGTGTTATCTATATATCTTATACATCTGTAACGCTCTTCTTTGAAGTTCTCGATAGCATAATGATTAATATCATAATGTATCTTATCTATTATTAAAAAATTAGATAGATAATATGATATAACTATGATTAATATTTTTTTTATTATCATTATAATATTTATATATTATAATAATGAAGTATTATTGAGTTATGTAGAATTATGTATATGTCCATGTTATCTACGATCTAACGATCTACGAGGAGGTGAATGTGAACGCGGAGAACGTGCTGACAAATGTCCATGCATATGTCCATGACTACTTGCTGACAAATGTCCAAACGTATGTTCAGGCATACGTCCATGACTACTTGCTGACATATGATCAGGCATACGTCCATGACTACTTGCTGACATATGATCAGGCATACGTCCATGACTACTTGCTGACATATAACTTGATGTATATACATGACTACTTGCTGGCATATGACTTACTGGCGAACGACTACTATCCGTTACTCCTAATGATCGTGATGTTCGATTATCGGAAATATTAGCTGTTCTCATTACAGCACCAGTAATATTTAAAATATCTATTTTATTTTTATTTTCTCTTTTTTCTTCTTTAAATGATATATTATCATTTATACGATAATTTGATCCATGTTTTCGCATAAATTTACTATATATTTTACTTGGATCAGTAGTTAAATCAGTAATTAAATCAGTAGTTAAATCAGTAGTTAAATCAGTAGTAAGAATACTAAATATGTCATATATTATACTGTCAAGCGATTGAATACCTTTGAGTATTAATTTTTTATCATCATTATTTAATTTTTTTTGAATATCAATACTACTATCATCTAAAATTTTGGGATGAACGAAAGCCCAATTATTATC